GTGGCGCTCACGGACACAGCAGCCAAGCAGGCAAAGCCCAAAGAAAAGGGATACACCCTCCCCGACTCCCTTGGCCTTTCACTCTACGTGGCTCAAAGCGGCGTAAAGAGTTGGCATTTCCGATTTACATGGCTTGGAAAGCAGGTGCGCATCTCGATCGGGACTTACCCGGAGACCGGCCTCAAGGAAGCGCGCGCACGCAGAGACGAGGCGCGAGAGGACATCGCAAATGGAGTAGATCCGCGCGATTCAAGAAGGGAAAAGAAAGCCGGGATGATCGCGGCAGGCGGGCAAACCTTCCGTCGCGTCTATGACGAATGGCTGGCGTTCAGGAAGGGGAGCATTTCGCCGGGCACCTACAGGGTGATCAGCAATGCCATGGAGCTGGATGTTCTGCCAACGCTTGGCGATCGACAGATCGATACTATCAAGCGCGCCGATGTCATTGCGCTGATTCGCCGGGTGGAAAAGCGTGGATCTGTGGCTACTGCCGTGAAGGTACGCCAGCGCATGAGCCAGGTGTTCAGCTATGCCATCGCTACTGGCGTCATCGAGGCGAATCCCACCGCCGAGATGCACGCCGTGACCGAGAAGATGGGCCAGCACAAGCCGCACCCATTCCTACCTTTTAGTGAGATGCCAAACACAATGGCCGCGATCCGCGACTGCGCATCTGGGCATCAACTGAAGGCGGCCTTTATGTTGATGATCTACACCGCCTCGCGACCAGGCGAAGTAAGACATGCCGAATGGTCTGAGATAGACCTCGATGCGGCGATCTGGACGACGCCATCCGCAAAGATGAAGATGCGGCGAGACCACTCTGTGCCTCTGTCCACACAGGCTATCGCCATTCTTGAAGGGATGCTGCCAATCACGGGCGGAAAGCGCTATGTATTCATCAATCGAAACACCCCCACCGCGCCGATAGGGACCAACTACGCCAACAACGTCATGGACTCCTGTGGGCTCACCGGAATACAGTCGCCGCATGGATTCAGGCACCTGTTCTCAACCGAGATGAACCACAGGGGATATAATCGCGACTGGATCGAGCGACAGCTCGCGCATGCAGACGCCAGCATTATCCGCGATGTTTACAACCACGCCTCCTACCTGGAGCAGCGCAGGGCGATGATGCAAGAGTGGGCGGACCTCATCACGATTAATTCATAAGGGGCACAGCGTCCCTCCCCGGCGTCCTGCCGACCAACACAACCCCCTTCGCTTGCACCAGTGGCACACCGCCTGTACAGTCGCCCGCGAGTTTTTAGCCCGCGATCTTGGGCGCAATGCGCGGATCGGATCTACACAAAAAATGGAGAAATAATGAATCCGCAACAGAGGAATGTTTCGCTCGATTGTTTTCGAGGGATATTCGCCATAATCGTCGCCGTAGGGCACTTCTACTTTTTTGCTCAGATGCGCGATGTAATACCTCGCTCGTTCGTACTGGCCGTAGACTTCTTCTTTGTCCTGAGTGGCTTCGTCCTAACCAAGTCGATATTGCGCTCAAAAATTGAGGGCAATCAGTGGTTCGCCGGTTTTATCGAGAAACGTATATACCGGATATTCCCGGTATTCTTCCTTGCGGTAATAATTGAACTCATCGTAAAGAAAATCACCGGCTATGTCCCGTGGCCTACTTCATTCGACGTCTTCAAGACAATAACCCTGACCCAGCTTTTTCCTTTCAACAGCGCATCAGCATTTTCAATAAGCGCTGTCAAAATTGGCTGGAGCATATCGGCAGAATTCTGGGTAGGCCTTCTGTTCTTTCCGTTGATGTACGCACTCAAGGATCGCTTTCGATACATTCTTGTACCAGCCCTGACAATACTTTCGATTATTCTTGTCGTCATAATAAACAGGCACAGCCCTGAATTCATGGACGTGCATTACAAGGTGGTCGGCGAAGTTCCGTATGGCTTTATCCGTGTCATTATCGGATTCAGTCTTGGCGCCGTAGTAGCAACAACAGACGCGGCAAAATCGCTAAGCAGCATAAAGGCATCTATAATTCAGGTGTTCTCCATTGTTGCTATGATCTACATGTACACAAGCACAAGCTACAACAGAGAAAACGATTACATAGCGCCATTTCTTTTCGCGCTATTCATTTTCTCGCTCTCTTCAAACAAGGGCATTGTGTGCCAAGCAACTCGAAACAATGTTGGTGATTTCCTCGGGAAAATCTCGTACCCGGCATACCTAATTCACCCTACCGTGCTACTGGTGTATTACAAAATGGGTTGGCAAGTAAATCAGCCTTTCCAGCTACTTAGCTATCTCACGATAGTTCTGGTGGCGTCATACGCAATACACGTTACTGTCGAACAACGATTCATCGACTACATTTCCGCAAAGCAACGGTCTGCAAGGGCCGAAAAGCATCAAGCGGAAGCGCCTGCTGAGAACGCAAAGGGTATCGCGTAGGGAACTAAGCAAGACGACATCGGTGCCGCCCACTATTCGGCGGCACTGATTTGTGTGATTTGTTCTACGTGAATACGTTTGATCAGCCTGAAACCGCTTAAATCAAGGGCCGCCCACTCAATTACGGAAATGATTCAGCCCCTCCCCCCCGGCGTTCTGCCGAACGAACAAAATCACCCAAGTACAAATCAACCAAGCCAGGGTACTGACAAACGTCCGGCGCCCTCTCCAGCTTGGAAACAACACGCAACATTCTCCAAGGCCAAACCAGAGGCGCAGCGTAGAGACTGGTCTATGGTCTCCCTAGCAGTCCAACGGAGCTGTAACAAGGAGAAACTCATGTCCAAGTCTGGAAGCGGCAAGAGCGGTTCAGGATCAACTGGAAAAAGCGGGAGCGGCGGCGGTTCCAAAGCCCCTGCGGTTCCAAATCTGCCAAGTACCACCGGCAACCCTTCTGGGGGTGGTAGAGGGAATGCAGCACCGAAAGGCAAATAACTGAAGCCCGGCCAAGCGCCGGGCTTTTCATTTGTTGCTCGGATCGATTGCGTCATAGCTCCGCTCACACGTCAGCCCAGCTATTCGGGCTCGATCAAACGCAACCGCCAGCTCTCCCGCTCTTTTGTCAGCCCGCTGGAGCAGGTCGGAGAGCACCATTGCGGCGCGGGTAGCTGACGCGCCTCGCTGGGCAGCTCCGGGATCGCCGCAGGCAGTGGCAGCAAACTTACTGGCTTCGGCGCGCAACCGGTCACCAGCAGCATCAGCGGTGCCAGCATCCAAAGTTGCAGCCTTGTTCTGTTCTCGCGCATCGCTTGCTTCCTTGTTCACTGCCGCCTGGCGGCGCTGTTCTTCGTTGCGGGCCGTGTTGCCCGCTTCGGTAATGGCGAGCGCCTGGGCCTTGCCGATTTCTGCCAGCTGTTTGCCGTAGCGCCAGTCCTGCACTTGCCAGGTGCTGCCGCCAGTGATGGCCATGGCTAGCAAAATCGCAGTCAGGATTTGTCCGGGCGTCACGACATCACCCCGCCCGCCAGGCGGTACTGCTTCAGAAGATCCTCCAGCCGGTGCTCTCGCTGACCATACCCAGCACCCGGCAGGCTGGCCCAGATGTTCCGGCACTTCGAGATAGCCGTCTCGATCCGGCCGGCAAGCACGTCAGGCAAGGCCCGGCACTCGCGGATATGTTGCAGGGCCAGCAGGTCCTGGCTGATCGGGCTGAAGTCAGGCAGCTTGAGCAGCGCCTTGTAGTGCGGCCAGTCCTTCAGCATCTGCTGGTACCGGCCGGAAGCATTGGACGTCAGCCCCTTGCTGTTGATGACCTTCGACGCGCGCCCCTTGGCGAACGGGTGGTCCGTGAAATCCTTGAACACTTCAGGCTTGCGGTCGATGCCAGTCACGATGACGTCGTAGCCATCCATGGCCGTGGCTGGCGAGGTGCTGGTACCTTCGGACCAGCCGAGCATATCCAGGAAGGCCAGCGCATTGCGGCCGCCGGCGAGCGATTCAGAAAGTCGTGCCATTGCTTTTCTCCAGGCAATAAAAAACCCGCTCGTGGCGGGTGTCGGTGTTAGGTGCAGGATCAGACAGGCTGAACCGGGCGCTTGCTGCTGTCGGGGAAGTCGGGGTTGGTGTCGGTCCACTTGCGCAGCTCACGCCAGTACATCTGCCACTGCTGCGCGCTGCCAAGGATGCCCTCCTCGCCGTACTCGATGGCGGTCACGGTGTCTTTGGCCTTGGGCATCTGCTCGTCACGCCACTGGTTTTCAGTGTCCGCCAGCTCCTGGGCGGTTGGCACGTACGGCGGCGGGATGTATTCGTCCCGCTTGACCAGCGTGCCGCCGATCTCTTTGACGTACTCAAAGATGTCGATGTCTGCAGCTACGGCCGTGACGCTGCCGTCTTCGCCAACAATGATGTAATCGTCCGTCATGCCCACTCTCCAATGATGACCACCTGGGTTGGCGCGCTGTTGGGGTCTACCAGGGTGGTCCCGGAAACCATCAGGACGCGAATTGCAGCAGTGTTTCCCGAGCCCGTGGTCGTCCAGTCAACCAAGAAGCTATCAACGTAGGAGGATCCACCACGGCCGCCGGTGAAGCCCAAAACCTTGAACCCAGCCTTCAGCGTCCTCGACATGTTTATCGTGTACGTACCGACAGCTACGCGGGTTACCGACGCGATATTGTTTGAAGCGCTGAGAACTGGCGGGGCCGCCGTTGTGAAAGTGCCTACTGCGATAACCTGATTCGCGGCGACGACGTCCGACTTGAGAAGATACCTGGACAGCTCTGTCACAAACGCCGAGCTGTCGGTCGGGTAACCGGTGATGGTGCCGTACGAAACCGTGGTCGCCACGGACTTGTAAGTCCCATCCCCCGCCAGAAACTTTGCCTGATCGCCTGCAGCAGGAGCAGGAACTATGCCGGATCTGCCGACCGCGCTCGCGGTAGCCCCGAACATGGCGGGCAGTTGTGTGGCGTCCAGCACCGTCTTGCCGGTCGGATAAAGAACCAGGTAATCATCAGCACGGATGTTTTTGCCGCTGGAGCGCCTGACCGCGACGGCGCTGGAGGTCCGATCAAACAGCATCATGGCCCAGTGGTATTCGTCGTTGTCGTCAGCGTACCCGATCTTGTACCCCGAAGACCCCGCATCAAATCTGGCGGTGGTGCTACCAAACTTGTACGGGGAGTTGGCTGTATTTACGCCCGTGGTAAAGCTTTTGCTGATGCCGAGATCCATGGAGTTCAAGTCTGCTGGTGAGGCTTTGAACCCAGGCACTCCCCAGCCGCTAACCGTGTTTTGGGTCTGTAGCTTTCCGATAGCAGTCAGAATTGAATCGGTTACAAGAACAACCGTCGAATTGGTGACCACCATACCGGCAAGGGTGCTCGCAATAGTTCGCGCATTCGTCCACCACCGGTTCGTGGTCCCTTCTGTGATTTTGTCGGTCGTTGGCAGTTGCGCTGTGGGTACGACACCTGCGGCGTCCAATGAAGCGAGGCCGCCAGGCTGCGACTTCTGCCCAACAAGCTGCCACGCCGCGCTGGAGGCTTGTCGAAGCGCGTCCGCACTGTCCTTCACGTAGCCTTGCACCGGCATGATGGCGTAGACACCGGTAGCAACCGTTGCCCCCAAGTACCCAGGCGTAATGGAAAGGGTCGTGTTGCTGACGATGTTGTCTACTTCGTACCACGCACCATCGGGGCCACGGAAACCATCGCCGACCCGCGCATTGGCGAGGAACGCGGTGCCCGTACCGACAACCGCGGTCGAATTTTTCGTAACGGAAACAGTGCCCGCCCTGTACCAGCCCATACTTTTCTCCAGGCAATAAAAAACCGCACAAGGCGGTTATCGGGTTCAATTCGAAATATCAGCAGTTAGGAAATCGGCTTGGCAAAAACAACCGGGATAAACAGGGAGGTTTGCAGGTCAACACCGACCGCTTGAATTACCAGTCTGTCGTTGTGATATTCCCACACCGCGTACATATTCCCTTGCCTTGATGTACTTCCAGCAATATCCATCGCAATGTTGTTTAGAAGCATGTAATCGCCGCTCGCCAGGCTGGATGGCGCTGTCCAGCTAAGTCGATAAACTCCCTGGCCAGTCTGACTCGCCCCCAAATAGGTCCAGCCAGTTATTGACCTTGTGAATTGTGCACAAGGCGTGCCGCTATCAAATAGAAGTTTCGAGCCTCCATCCCACAGGCGAAATCCATGAGTAGCCGTTGGCTCTGATTTGAAAGCCGCCGCAAACCATTTGCCAGACGTGCCCTGGCCTGCGATCCCGGCAAAAGAGAAGCCGGTCCACGCTCCAGCTGATCCCTGAATCACGCAGAAACACAGCGTGTTGGACTGGTCCAGCCTCACGAAAACCAGGGGAGGCTCGTCTGATGTAATGGCCTTCGGAAATGGCACATATACCCCTGCGCCATTGCCGCTCCATGTGCCTTTGCCAAGCACCACCAGTCTTGCAAATTCAGAGTCCAGCGTTACTACATCATTGTTATTGGTGAACGTGACGCCATAAGTCATCACCGAAACCTCATAACTAGAAGCCTTTGAGGGCTCAACCCAATCGGGCCCGTGGAAGTAGCTGGGTTTCCAAAGTAGATCGTCACCCCTCCCGCACCAACAACGGGCGTGTATTGAATGGCATAGTTGCTTTGCCCCGAAGTGTCATAAGCCGCGACGGGAATGCAAACAGCCGAGTGGGTCGATGGGTCAATGCCGGGGATGGACACATACCGAGTCCTCCCTGGCGCCGGAATGCCAGCTTGAACGATCTCTGAATAAACAACCCGGACAGTAAACGAGTTTTCATCCAGCTCAAGGAGGCCGGTCGGCCCCCACACCCTCATGCCAAAGTTCACGCAGAAAGATCCCCCCACTGGTAGCGCTTGACGTCATTGTCGTCGTAAACCTTGCCGCCACGGTTGTTGATGGTCTGACGCCCGCCCGCGCCTACAGTGCTGTTCAGCTCGAACTCACCGGTGACGAAGTTGATCATCAGCCCGGTTTTCCCCGGAACGTAGTTCGCCGACTGGATGCTCTGGGTCAGCTTTGCGACGCCAATCGACGCGTCCTGGATGAACGCCGAACGCATGAACACCTGGCCGTTCTGCACAGTGAACGGGGTGAACACCTGCCCGCCGGCCAATGTGGTGACAATGGAAAAACGATCCGCGCTCACCAGGAACGTGCTTTGAAGCACGCCATCGACGTTCTCAATGCCAAGCCCGATCCCAGCCATCACGTACTGCCCGTTCTGGTTGAGCTGCATCTTCACGGACCACATCGTCGAGAGCTTGCCCTCGGCGTCGGCCTGGGCCTTGCTCACAGTCTGGATATCCGCCGAGTTCCCTTCGAGCTTCACGCCGACTTGCTGAATGGCCTGGGCGGTCACCTGCCGATCCGTGACCACTACGCGCTCCAGATTGGTCACGGTGCCGGCAACTTCGCCCACAGAAGCTGTGAGCTCAGTCTGGCGCTGCACAGTGGCCGCGTATTGCGAGGTGCGCACCGTCACTTCCTGCGCGAAGCTCGCCGTGGCGTTGTAACCCCCGAGCGCATCCGCCAGGTCGCCTTCCCCATTGTCATCCCGGGAAGCCGCCTGCAACGTCTGTAGGCTGGACGCCTGTGCTGTGACCACACCGTTCAGCTCGGTGATGCTGGTGGTGTTGGTCGCAACCTGGCGCGCCAGGCCACTGGCCGTGACCACAGCCTGGCCCACGTCCTGCCAGTAGATGGCATTCGGTGGAGGCTTATTCGCAGGTACCGGGGCAATAGCCTGGTAGATCCGCTTGCCGACCACCACCAGGTCATCTACCAAGTAGGTCAACTTGGGGTCGTAGACAGCCAGTCCGTCGAGCGCATCGATCTGCGCCTGCAAGCCCGGGATTTTGTCGATCTCGGTAATGATGTCCTTGCCGAGTTCAGTCCTGCCCACCTGGCCGGCGATCAAGTCCAGCACCGGCGCCGCGTCTGCGCTGGCCATTCCCATCACGCCGTTGCCGACGGGATAGAACGGGCCGATGTTGCCGGTGCGGTCCACCAGGCGCGCCCAGAAGAAGAACTGCGCGCCGGCCTTGAGAGCCTGCATGCGGTAATTCGCCTGGGGGTAGGCCAAGTCGGAAAGCTTGGTGGCCGCCGGCAGGTTGTTGGCCTGGCCATACCAAAGCTCGGTGCGCTGGGTGTCCTCTGCGCCTGGTGGGAAGGCCCAGCGGATACCGATGCCGAACAGCTCGCTGGTGGTAGTCAAGGACGCCACCGCCGGCGGCAGGCCTTCTTTGCCCTTCAGGTTGGCCAGGTTGGAGCTCTTCCAGATCGACGAGATTTCAAAGGCGCTCACCGAGCGGACCCGGGCCATATAGGCGCCCGAGTAGATACCGGTGACATCCACACTCGTCGAACCAGTGCGCTGCAGCTTGATCCAGTTGCCGCTGTCCTTGCGCCACTCCACGTCATAGGCGACCGCGCCATTCACGGCAGGCCAGGAAATGTTCATGGTGCTGATAGCCAGGCCTTGGTCGATAGCGACGTCCGCAGTGACGGTTACGCTCTCCGGCGCAGGAACCACGGTGATCGGGATCACGCTAATAGAGCGATCTTCAAGCCTGGCCCCAGTATCAATGCTCGGAAACTTGCTCGGCTCGTACTGCAAAGCACTGATGTCGTAATCGCCCTCGGGAGTGCGCGCGACCCTCATCACTCTGTAGAGAGGAATGGCGAGATCATCCGCATCGATAGCCCACTGAAGCTGTACAGCAGGCGCTTCACTGTAGGCAACAGTCACAGTAACGTTGCGGCCGTTCACGCTCTCCACTGTGCGCCCTTCTGCCCGCCCACCCGGCAGATTGATCACCAGCCGGTCGCCGGCCTTGGCCAGGGTGTCGCGGTCCAAAGTGACGACCTTCCCCGCCGCCGCCGCAATGCGCCCGCCGATCTCCCGGCCCGCCAGCAGCGAGTCGGCGACGGGAATAATGAAGCCTGGCAGCGGGATTCGGCCTTCCATGCCGGTTCTGAAGCTGATGGTGCGGTCCTGGTTGTTGCTCAGCACCAGCCACTTAGCGCGGCGCTGGGCCTCAGATGCACGAGTGCAGCCGATGGCACTGATCTCAGTAGGCTTGTCGCCCAGGCGACGCTGGAGCAGCAGGTCCGCGTAGACCGTGACGTCTGTGTCGTAGTTGTTGAGCGGGTTGTCGTAGCTGACCAAGCAGCGCGTAAAGCGGGTCTTCGCCGATGCGCTTCCGTAGGCGATTTTCCCGTCGATAACGTTGGATCGGGTGAAGACGTAGTCCATGTCCTGCGCCCGAGGCATATCAGCCTGCATCACCAGTTGGCCTTGGGCCCAGTAGGTCATGCCTCGGTATATGCCGGCGATGTCGCGCAGCAGGGACCATGCATCAGCCTTGCCCTGGAGGTTCATGTCGCACAGGAAGCGCGGCTCAACGCCGTCTGCACCATTTGGCACCATTTGGTCGCAGTACTGCGCAATGCGGTAGAGCTCCCACTTGTCCACCATCCATGGCTTGATGCGGCGGCCCAGACCAAATCGGTCCTGGGTGCAGATGCCGTACGTGATCCAGGCCGGGTTATTGGTCCAGGCCTCCTTCATGGTGCCATCCCATGCGCCGGTGTACGTCCTGGCCAAGGGGTCGTAGTTGCTCGGCACCTGCCAGCGGCGGGCCTTGCACTTCACGGTCACGGCCGGAATGTTGGTGAACTGCTCGGCATCGAATTCGATGAAAAGCAGCGCCGTGTTCGGGTAACGCAGCTTTGCATCGATCACCTGGGTGTAACCGGCAATGAAAAGGCTGTCGGCGACCTTGTCGGTGTTCTGGTTTGGGGTGATACGACGAACACGAATCAGCCAGCCACTGTTCGCGGGCGGCAGATCTATGCGCAGGGACCGCTCATAGCGAGTGGTGGTCTTACCCGACATCGCGCCGACCAGAACTTCTTGATAGGCGCCGCCATCGGTAGCCACGTCCACCGCGTACTGGATGGTGTAGCCGTTGATGTTGCCTTCGCTGTCCTGGCTCGCAAGTCGCGGCGTGGCCAGGCGGATGCGCGCGGCTGAGAGCTGAAGATTGGTCAGCGACTGAACCCATGGCGCGCCGCTGCGCAGCTCGATATTCAGTGAGGTTTCATTGTCGACAGACGGGATGCCTGGGATGTAGGTCTGATCCACCGAGCCTGGGCGCCAGTCCCACTTCACGTTGGTGAAGTTGAAATTTCCGCTGGCATCCTGGATCGGTGTGTTGTCGAGGAAAATGTCGCGCGCGGTTGGCGTTTCGTCGAACTCACCCTCGCCCACGGCGATCAGGATCTTGGCCACGTTGGTTGAGCGCAGGCTATCGGGCGCCTCTACTGGCGACTTAGGTTTGCTCTCGCCACCTTTGGCACCTTGAATATCCAGCTTCTGTGCTGCGCCCATGCTTTCCTCCAGGCAATAAAAAACCGCCTCTTGGGCGGCTTGCTCGATGCGTCGTGGTTATGTCTTGTCTTCGGCGTAGATCGATGCCGAGATAATCGCCCCGCCCCACCGGCGGTCGCCGATGCAGATAGGGACAGGGTTGCCGCTGGCTGTGGTGTTCTTTGCGCTGCCGAAGGCGTAGCTGGGCATGTTTTCCGGTGATGCGCTCTGCTTGAGGCCTGCCGCCTGCGGGCTGAGCATCTGGATAACGCCACCTGCCAGCAGCGCGATACCTGCGGGCGCCGTCGGCGCGCCAAAGTAACTTGCCGCGATCAGCACCACGCCCAGCACGATCTGCAAAATCCCGCCGCGCTTGCTGCCTTCGATCACAGGAACAATCCTGATCTCCCTGGCTCCGCCCATGCCGAACTCGTCCGCCCCGACGTTTTTACGGTTGCGAAAGATGGCGAAGCGAAGGCCCAGGCGATCAAGACGGCGGATCTCGGCCTCGAATCCGTCAATGGTGGCCTTAAGCGCCCTGAAAACTTCCCAGGTATCGCCCGAGGAAACCTGGCGCCGGTGCAGCCTGCCGAACTTCTGGGCCAGCGAGCCCGACAGCTTGATGGTGGTCATCGGCGAATAAACAATGGCGCTCATCGGGCCTCCTTGTGTCGAAGAATTAAGCGGGTGCGCTGCAGCCAAGGGCCGCCGTAGACGATCACCTCTGACGGCCGACCATAAAGGTGGTGCATCACGAATGGACCAGGGCCGAACACGCCTGATTCCTCCCCAGGCAGCGCCGGGTCAGTACCCAGGTAGATCCCCGCATGGTTCGGGTGGACCGTTCGACCGACCTGCATGACGACCATGTCGCCGCGCTGCGGGGTGTCGACCTGCTCGAAGCCGGCGGCGGCGTAGTTCGCCTCGTATAGGCTGGCGCTGTCGGCACTCTCCCACCAGCCATCGGCGCGCTGGAAGGCCTCAAACTCAACGCCCCACTCGCGAAGATACCAATCGGCGCAGACCTGCCAGCAGTCCCAGGCGCCGTGTACGAACGGGCGCTTGAGCAGCGGCGTGTTGCCGGTCGGCGTGATCGTGCGCAGGTCTCCCTCAGGCCACGACAGAATGTGCCAGGGCAAGGCCGTGGCCTCGCACATCGCCAGGTCGCGCGAAGACGGCCTGCTGGTGGCGTCCGGGTGCGAATGCACGATACCGATCACCTGGCCCTGGTCTTCCGCCGCGGCGTAGTCCTCAGGCTCAAGCCGGAACTCTTCGTTCGGCTCCGTGGCGATATTCCGGCACGGGAAGTACTTTTGCGCCCGGCCCACGGACAATACCAGCCCGCAGCACTCTTTCGGGTACTCGGCCGCCGCATGAGTCTGGATTGCCGAGATGATGTGTTTGCGCATTCTTCAGCTCCGGGCAATGAGTGAAACAGCGGGAAATCCACCGAATGAGGCGGGATTTCCTACGCCAAAGCGCGGGTCGCAGCCCTTGCCAAGCGTTCCGTCGCACTCATCGAGTTCAGGGTCATCAGTGACAACCCCGTCCTTCGTGACGTAGGGGCCGGTGTATCCACAGTTGGGGCCTCTGTAACCACCTGTGAGGCACCAGTGGCACAGCGTTGTCATCTGCCGACCAATGGTTTCACCGCCAACATCGCCCGGACTGGCCAGGTCCCATGTGACCGTCTCACCGTCCTCATTGGTCTTCTGGTCGACATACCAGACCTCGATCGATTCTTGGGTGGGGTCGGCCGTAGGATTTCCGTCTTCGAAGTTCGCGGCGTCCAGGAACTCGGCCAGCGTGTTGCGAATGGTCAGCTTGAACTCAAGAAGATCCTCGAAGGTCAAGCACAGGGCTGTGATGCGCCCATTGACGTTGCCGACTGACAGCTTCGGCCGTACTGCCGTGCCGTCGCCGTTCGCCTCGCTTCCCTCGTACTGCATGGGCCAGGCGCCGTACTCTTCGCCTTTCCACCAGATCGACTTGGCCGGCAGTTGGTCAGCGTTCGGGCCGGCGGCCAGCAGTTCGGCAGGCGTGTGCGGGATCGCATGGCCGTGGAAGCGCAGGACATCGGCTCCGTAATCGCTTCCGTCCAACTCGAACAGCATGACTTCGTTACCAGGCTCAAGAGTCTGGATAGCATTGATCAGCGACATGGATTGACCTTTACGGGTGGAAAGCGCGCTCGAACGTCGCTGTCACTTTGAATACCCCCCCGCCCATGGGCGTAGGGGTTGGGTTCTTGCAGGTGAACAGGCCAAGCTGTCCAAGCGGGGTTGTCCAGAGAAAGGCTTTGGCACCCTTGTGACGGTCGAAGAACGCCATAATTTCCAGCGCTCTCGCCTGTCCGCCTGTGTGGGTGATCGGATAGGAATCGACTTTGTTGTTGATCCCGTCTCCGACCTCTTGCTTGTAGCCGTCCCCGAACTGCGAGGTGCGCACCCGATAGGTAATATCGGGTGCCTCCCCGTTCTGGGTGGCCCAGGTGAACGTTTCAATCGCCATGGTTACCTCCCGTTGATGACTCGCCAGATTGAGCCGCCAGGCTGAAGGCCCTTGGCAATTGCGGTTTCCGCCTCAACCTTGGCCGCCTGCTGGATGCCCTTCCCGAGTTGAGTAGTGTCTTCCTGCGTCGCGGTACCGCCATCGCCAGAGGTCTGAACGGATACCGATACGGGGAAGTTGTAGGTGTTACCAGCACCTCCCCCGCCACCACCGCCCAGCGCACGCACCCCAAGCTCACCGCCGGCCGTCCTGGTCAGCGGCATGATTGCCTCTGGCCCAGCCTCGGCGAAGATGCCCGCGCCTTTTGCGAAGGCGAACATCTGCGGCTTGTCGTGCACCTGGTTGCTGAAGCTCGACAGGCTCGGGGAGTCGTACACGCCGCCCTTGGCATTGGCCGTGATCGCGCCGCCAATATCAGAGCCGAAGCTGGTACCGCCACCACCGCCACCACCAAGCCATGCGCCCAGTGCAGTGCCTGCGATGCTGGATAGAAGGCCGGACGCCGCTTGGCGTGCAGCAATTCGCGCCATGTCCGCGATGATCGACTTTGTGAAGTCGGCGAAGCTGAGTTTTCCGGTCAGCGCAAAATCGACGATGGAGTCTTCCATGCTGGAAAAGGCATTGGTGAACAGGCCCTTGGTTTGCCCTGCTACATCCTTCGCAGACTCCAGGTAGTTCTGGAAAGCCGACGACGCCCCTTTGCGCCAATCCCCCTGGGCCTCCGAGATCTTGTCGTAGTTTTCTACCACCGTATCGCGATACTTGCCTTCCGCATCCTGAAGGCTGGCCAGGTCGCGCATGTAGTCTTCCTGGCTGTACTTATCAGGCGCGGTCTTGCGGCGATCCAGTAGTTTGGCGCGCTCGTCGTTGAACTTGTCCGTGGTTGCGTCGAGGCTGGCTTGCAGGCCCGCCTGGCGGTCTCCAAGACCTAGCCCGTTCGCTGCGCGGGAGCCGGCAGCTTCCAGTGCGGCCCGCTGACGCTCCAGCTGGTTGACGTAAGCCTCCGAGGCGGCCGTCAGTTGCTCCAGGCGGCCTTTTTCGTTCGTTGCAATGACGGTCAGCTGGCTGTCAGCATCCTTCTGAGCCTTGACCATCCCCTGCCGTGCATCGGCGATCTTCTGGTCGATCTGGATGCTCTGCGCAGCCGTCGTGGACTTCTTACCCTTCGCCGCCTCCAGTGCATCAATCTCTGCCTGGTACGCCGCGGTTACATCGTCCTTTTCTTGGTTGACCAAGGCCGACCGCTGCTTGGCATAGTCCGACAGCGAAACTACGCCGGCTTTCTGCTGGGCCTCCAGTTCCTTTTGGGCATTCCGGTATTCATTGACGATATCGGACAGGTTGTTTTTGGCGTTGTTGAAGCTGGTTAGGTCGACTTGAGAGCTTGCGGCCTTGGGGTCTTTGTTTTTGTCGTTGAGCCCTTTCAGCAAGGTGTCGTAAGCACCCCCTGAGAACTTTTTACCGTCAAAATCGACGCCATCCAGAAGCTTGGACTTTTGGCCCGTCCTCTCAGCGTTCTCGTAAAGCGTTCTGAATTTATCGTTGAGCTTGTCCAGCCCCGCTGTGCGCTTGTTTAGAGGGTTAATCTCATCGAGCTGCGCATCCAGTTCTTTTTGGACCTTGATAGCTTTCTGGTTTGCGTCGGTGTTCTCGCCAGTGATGATTGCTAGATTGGCGCTGGCTGCTTGCCTGGCCTTGAGGCTTGCGAGTTTCTTCTCCAGCGCTTCGGTTGAGTCGGTGTCCTCCAGTCCTAGCATCGAGTCAAATGCTGTGCTTGCCTTGCCCAGCCCCGCAGATATAGCCCCCGATACTCCGCCCGCCTTGCGTGTATCAAGCACGCGCTGGGTTAGCTCTATCTGCTTCGCGAGGTCTGGAAACGCTTCCGACCGAATGTAGGAATATGCGCGTTTTGTCGCGTTTCCGATGTCATCCCAATCTCGCTCAATATCGGAGAGAGAGCCTCGATAAGCCTTGAGGCGCTCTAGAGCCGCCTCATTCAAGTTTCCACTCAGGACATCAAGTGCGCGCTGATGATCGCCTTGGTCATCAATCCCCTTGATCACTTGGTATTGATCTAGGGTAAGCAACCCATACTGGCTGCTGATTTTTCCTGCAGCCTCTGTCGCTGTATCACCGGCGGTGGCGAAAGACTTCGCGAGTTCGCCAGCGCCCTGCCCCGTGATTTCGCTGATCGCTGCCGCAGCCTCAGCCAGGTTGCGCATCTGCGTACCGCTTGTTGCGGCCCCCGACGCAAGCGACACAACCGCTTCACGCGCGCCGGATAGATTTCCAGTGATTCGCCCGGCGCCGTCGGCCATATCCTTCAAGCTGGCAATTGTCTGGCCGGCGCCGTTGGTTCCGCCATTAATTGCGGCATTGAACTCGCGCGCCTGCTTCATTGCATCAAAATAGGCGTAGCCAAGCGACCCAAGAACGGCCACCAGCAGACCGGCTGGAATTATCATCCCCGCCAGACTTCGCGCTGATTCGCCGGCACCAGCACCCAATTGTGCAATGGCTCGCGCACCGCTCCCCAGATCGCCCGACTGCAGGGCGTTGGCAAGCTGCATTACGTTCTCTTGGGCCTGGCGAGTGCCGAGCTTCAATTTGTCGAACGCGGTCTCCGTGGCGGTCAGCCCGGCACGGTCCTTGCCGATCTTGGAAAGGGCCTCCTGGTATCGTTCAGCATCTATCTGACCTGTTTTGTGCAGGTCGTTTAGCGCTTTCTCTTGGTCCTCCAGCTTCGCCAGCTTGACGGTCACTGGGTCAATCCCGTTGACGGTGCGTTTCAGCGCCTCAATGTGGCGGTTTTCGGCATCGATCAGCTTCTGCTTCTGCGCCAACTCCTTGGCTTCGGCCTTCTCGATTTTGTCGTAGGCCCTGCCCAGCTGATCTTGATACTTTGCCTGATCTTCGATAGTGACCAAGCCGCCTTTGCGAGCGCGCTCCAACAAACCCTCTGCCCGCACTAAGGATTCAATGCTGTCGATATTGCCCGTCATCGCCTTGTCGAGCTGGCTGATAACGGTGATCTCTGCGGCGGCGCTTTCAGTCGCTTTGCGGCTTGCACCGGACCTGCGATCTATCGCGGCAGTGGACTTCTCGACGCCCTGGGCTACCTCATTTTCTGCCTGAGTGATCTTCTTGCCCGTGTTGGCCAAGCCTTCACCAGTCTTGCCTAGGTCGTCGATCGCCTTCTGTGCACCTTCTGCCGAGTCGACCAATTTATCCAGGTCGTCAGCGGCCTTTGCTGCTTGCGAGGACTCAACGGCAATGCCCAGGGAGGCGAAGTTGGTGCTCATTATTTTTCTCCGGGCATAAAAAAACCCGCCGTAGCGGGTAGTGGTTGTACTGATGTTCAGCTTCGAAGCAGTCTTGCTTTTTCGGCTTGGAACTCATCTTCCGAAATAAATCCGCGCTCCTTCATGGACACAAGCTTTTCAAGGGCTTCGTATCTGTCGATTTCTGGAGCGGTGGGGCTGTTCTTCGCTTCCACAGGCTTGCTTATGGCGGATGCTGACCAGACCAGCGCAATCACCCACCCTATGAGAGTCCATCCCAAAAATAAGTTAAGAAGAAATATGGAGTCCGTATTTGGGTGCTTTCTGCTTTTGCCGTTAATAGTTGGCAAGAAATAAAGCACCGCACCAATAAAAAACAGCATTAGAGAGCCAATCACTCCCGGTTCACTAGACATAGACCCTTCTCCTTGATCAAGAAAAGCAATCTACCATTTTCAGCAGGAAGCGCCAAAGCCCCGCATGGGCGGGGTTCTCGTGGGTTGGGTGGAGGCTAGGCGGTGACGATAGGATTCACCAGATGCAAAAAGCCCAGCGCGGGGCTGGGCTTAATTAGACGGGAAACCAGAAGTAACCCATGCGGTAGTTGGATATTCTCTGGAGAAAGCAGCGCTTTCAGCTCCAAAATATGCACCAACACCTGCTAGCATAGGCCAATCTTTCATTTGGTCATGCCCAGGCTCGAGAATTGTCACAAGCATGTAAGGGCTAAGCCTGACATCCCACATCCGCCCAAAAACTAATATTTTGTCAGATGTGTACGCTTGAGGATCAAGGATTCCTTCCCTCAACATTGCATCCCATCTGCGGGATACGCCTTTGTGCTCGAGGTGCACCTTCTCTAAAACGTTTTTAATCGCGGGGGGAGCGACGAACGGTGTCGTTTTTCCAAAAAAATCGCCAGCGCCGATCAAGCCTTGTTTCCAAAGGGAAAATTCGCTTGCGTACGATTGCGAGAGTTTTTCGCCGATAGCTAACGTGAGCTTCCTGCTCACCACGACGGCCGTCATAGCGAGACGTGCTTATCCATGCGCATAGATTTGAAAAAAGCACTATGCTCACGGACCACCTTATCCAGAAGGTCCTGCGAGATGAATTCGGGGCGCTGGCGAGCCATCTTGCGCTCGTAAGCGCTAAGCGTGGATTTCTTTCCATCCGAATGAATATCAGTATTCGCCATGGTGTTCACCCTGCTGGGTTGAGAGGTTTCTGCGTAGTAGTAATGGTTGACGCTTATGTCAACTATTATAACCAGAGCACAACCATTTACAACTGTAAACAAGCATTCGCAACCACTTTCGACCGATTATACGAATACTGATTCGGATCTGAATTTGAATTTTGCTTCAGAATCAAGCATTCGGCTTCTGCTCAGGATTCGCCTACATCTTTCTCTCACAGCTTTCCGCTAGCGTATAAGCACAGAATAATCAGGCTCCTCTCGCGCGCTCCCGCTGCTCTGCCATCACCTGCAGCGCTTCCGCCTCCATACGGCGGAAGTCGCTGAAAATGGTTTGTCGCTGGCTGATCGGCACGCCGCACATCCGAATCACCTCGGAGAGAACGCTGTAATCCATGCCTGTTGCGCCGCACGCGCCTGTGCGCCACTGGGTGCTCATGGCCTCGAAGACTTTGAAGGCGTCCCAGTTGTCTGGCCAGATGCCGACTTCCTTGTCGGGGATATCCTGACGCGACAACCCAAAGGCCATCAGCTCTGCATCTGATGGCCCTGGCTCATACAGCGCGCGCGAGGCGCTTAGGAGTTTCCCAGGCGGGCCTCGCTGAAGGCTTCGGCGTACGCGTTCAGCACTGCCTTCGGCGCCGAGTTGATCGAATTGACGAGAATGCGCACGTTTTCAGGCGTGAACTCCTCTTCGATGTCCCAGCCCACAACCACATCCAGCAGTTGGTCGGCTTGCAGGGCGATCTGGGCGGCGGTGAAAGCTTTGAGGTCCATGTCGCCGACCTGCCTGCCCAGTTCGTCGTGCCGCTCGTTCCATCCGGTGTACAACTCGGCCAGCGCGGTGCGGTCCAGATACTTGAACTCGAACTCCACCTTTTCAGCGTTGTAGCCCGCGCGCTGGATCATCACCGGCGCCTTGAAGGTCGGTTTCTGGATCAATTTGAACTTGGCCATGGGTTACACCACGGCCGCGTAACGGGCTGGGCGACCGGTCAGCGCCAGGCTGATCACACGGGTCATCAGGTTGTTGCGGGACATGGTCGGGGTCGACGTGATCGACACATAACCGTTGTAGATGATGCTGCTGCCGCCCGGCAGGTTCAGGCGAAGCAAGCGAGCCTGCTTGTCGTCGTCAGCAGCTTCACAGACGGCCACATATGGCTTGGACGGATCGTCGGCGACGGTGAAGGTCAGCGTGATCGGGTTCTTTGTGGTCGGCATCTGGCGATCATCATCGTCGGCCAGGAAGCCGAAGGTCAGGAACTGCTGATCACCACCACTGGAATTCATCTCAGTAATCTGCGAGATCTCGGTGAAGGCTGTCACCTCGCGAACGGAACCAATCCCCGAGCCCGCGGGATACTGTTGGATGCTGGTCGTATTGATGTTCTCCAGCGCGAACGTGCCGCTGGCGATCGTTCCAACTCGAACGCCGCGACCATCGAGGCGGGTCCAGCCAGAATTTACGGCAATAATGTCGCCCTCGGCCAGACCGTGCGCCGCAGCCGTCGCGACGGCTGGATTGGCGTTTGTCAGGGCGGTGAATGGGATGGGCGTGCCGTAGATGGACGCGATCTCAAGGGTGGCGCCGTTGGGCATTTGCATGGGTGTTTCCTCTTTTCATAAATGACAAAACCCGCGCAGAGGCGGGTTTCGGGGTTTGCCCAACGGGCTTATTCAGGTGGCGATGTCTGCTCGGTATTCGAACGACACCGGCACGGTAAATGTGGGTGGATCGGGGATACTGGGTCCAGGGTCAACTGGCGACATCGTAACGACGGTTAGGCCTGCCTTCGTGTCTCTCGCGTACAGCGGAAACAGCGCGGTCAGCTCAGCTACCAGTGGGTTCGTCTTTGTCTTCCCGGTGTTCGCCGGAGCCACAATGCTGACCTGGTAGACGCCGATGAACGCGCGGTGGTCGCCAGCGAGCGTGCTGCTGGCGGTATCGCCTGGGAGCATGAACGCCCGCAGATAGGTCTCGCCGTCCGCAGGGTCATACTGGATATTCTCAAACACGACCTTGATGGGCTCTGCCCGCGCCTTGCTCCAGGCAAGTAACTTGGCCTCGTAGATCGACGCGATAATGGCGTGGCTCATACCTGGTTGTTCCTTGTGGCTTCGTCGACGATCTGCTGGAAGCGGGCCAGGGTAATCCGGACCATGCCGCCGGGAGCTTGGGTCGAGTGTCCGTACTCAAGCGGGATTGCGTAGGGCAAGTTATTCACGATATAGGCAGTTTGCCCTGCTGTGAGTGACTCCACCTGCAGCTTAAGCTTGGCCAGCGTTACACCGCCGACCGGGTCGACCTGATCAAGAGTGCCTTCCGCTGGCGTTCCGATGGAAAACTGCCAGTTCCCCCGAAACCGCCCACCGACGTAGTCCCTGCCCGCGACCAACCCGTTCACGTTGAAATTCTGGTCGCGCTCGGTCTTGGTCAGGGGCTTGGCGTACTTCACGCCGCGCCGCAGCTTACCGGCCTTGGTGAAGTTTGATTCGTTCAGGTTGATGATCGTGTTGCGCACTGCGACCTTGAAGTCGTAGTCGTCGGCTGCGCGGGTGTTGGTCTGGCGGTGAGCTACGTTCGCGGCCCATATTTCAGGATTGCCCACCGGTGACATGCGGATAACGCTGCTTCCGATCTCGATGACGATCTCGCGGATGGTCGCGTCGATACCACCCTTCGCTCGCTCGGCGAAGTCGCGAATATTCTCGGCGAAGCTGCCGTTCATGCTCGCGTATTTGTTCGTCACGACCTCACCTGCAGCTCATACAGGATCGGCGTGCCGGCCGGGTTGATCTCTTTCAGCGGCGGCACGATTGACCAGGTGCGGCCCTGGGCCACGACCTTGTCGAGCAGCCCGGGCACCCAAGCCAATCCCTGCGCGGAGATCTTGAGCTTTTTGTCGCCCTGCCTGATGAGGCTGTTGTTTTGGAATTCGATGCCGGTGAAGTCAAGCAGGATGCCCTGGGCGATTTGCTCGACGGGCACACCCGGCGCTTCCCCGCCCGTCTCCGGGTCGTACTCGCCTGGCTCCGTCTTGCTGATGGTCACGGGCTGGCCGAACTCTGTGATCATCTCCAGAGCCATCACGGCCATTTCGTCGTAGAAGGTGGCCATGGGGGTCTCCGTTGATTCTATGCGCGAACTGCGAATAGCCCACGCTTTTGAAGGTAGTCAGCAAACTGCGTAGCGCTCGGTCGATCAGGCGCCGCCGGCAACAGCCGACCGCTGGTGTTGGAGATCGTGGCGTACTCGCGTGTTACCGCGCCTTCGACGCGCTCCAGCGTTACCGCGCCTTTGCGCTTATCCACTGGGTCGATGTCGTCCTGATGAATCTCGGCGGCCAGGGCCATCTGCCCGTACTGAATCCGCGCCGGCAGGTAGTTGTCTGGCTTGATCTGGCAGTCCAGATCAACACCCCGGCGCGGCCAGGCCAGCGCCTGCTCGCTGCTCATCTTGCGGCCTTTCCAGGTCTTGCCATCCATCGCCAAGGCAGCCCGGCGCAGCAGCGCTTCCTGCTCGGGAGCGCCTGTGGGGATGACCGTGCCGAATTTAACGGCATACAGGGCCAGGTCCTCGGCGCTCGCATAGCTTTCGGCGTCAGGCTTGCCGGTGCCGTCCTCGATGATGAGTGTCATACGTCAACTCGCTGGAATGGTTTGAGATCGGCCACCGGGTCACCGGCAGCCAGCATTATCACGCCTTGGGCAGATCAGCGACGAGCTTTTCCAAGGATTCTTTCGAGGCGTTGGCCCGGTATGGAACCTTGGCTTCGTCCAGCTTAGCCTTCAGCTCGGCGATTTCCTTCGCGTCCTGGTCGTCCAGGCGAGCCTTGGCGGCCTGCTGGATAAGGTCGTCCACCTGCAGTTGCAGAGCCTTCACCTTTTCAGCTTCGCCATCACGCTCACGAATGAGGCTTTCCACACCGGCGTTTACTGCCTCGAAAACCTGGAACAGGCGGCCAGCGGTAGGACCAAGCTCGCCTTCGGGGCGCGCCAGCTCTTGATCAGCGAATGACTCGACGATCAGGCCGACAGACTCAAGCTCGGCGCGGAATGCATCGATATTGACGCTGGAGTTGCCACCATCGATCAGCAGCACCTTCGGCACTTCCTTGACCGTCACGTCAGGCACATCGTCGGCAGCATCTTCGCGGCTTTCGGTAACGCTTGCGTCGACGATGCGCAGGCCATTCGCCTTGGCCAGCGCCTTCACGTCTTCCTGGTACTGATGGAATGGACCAGGCAGATACCAAATGTTCTTGTGGCTCATGATCGTGTCCTCGCCAAGCCGGGCGCTGGGCCCGACTCAGCTGTCAGAGTTACTTAGAGGCGTCACCGATCAGAGCCACACCGGCGGTGTGCTTGATGCTGGTGGCGGTCTTGTCCCAGTTGGTACCGGTCGCCAGTTCGGCATCGGTTGGCGACTTGCCGCCGGTGGTGGTGTCCCAGGTGTACCCCTTCAGGCCCAGGCCGAAGGTGTAGTCGGTCTGGAGCGTGGTTTCGATACGCTCCTTGCCGTTGGTGGTCTGGACGTTGCTGATGATGTCGCGGCCGTCGTGGACCAGCGCAGCGCCTTGCACCAGGGACAGGATGATTTCCTTGTTCGGCGCGGGATTTACTCCGGCCTGCATCAGCGCCGGGGCGTCCGTCACAACGGAGATTTTGCCCAGAATATCGATCACGCGGACGTTACCGGCCTGGAACAGCTGGTTCTGGTTTGCCAGGTTCTGGCCGACCAACTTGTGGTAGCTGGTGCCCTGCATCACCTGAGTGACCAGGTTCTGGCTTGCGTCGCCGAACTTCGCGTGAGCGTTGTTCAGGCCTGCGTAGGTGATGCCAGCGGTAGCCGACACATCGTTGACCGCGGCGGCCTGGGCGGTGATTGCAGCAACCAGGGCAGCGATCGCGGTGTTCAGCTGGTCCTTCAGGAGGATTTCAGCGAACGCACGGCTAGCAACTTCGATGCCTTGCGCGGTTGGGCGCTCCAGCCAGGTCATTTGCGACGGCTCGTAGCGGATCGGACCGAAGCCACCGGCAACCTTCACCGAAGTGTTCTTCAGTTCAGTCAGATCGGTTGCAGCGACAGTAGCGTTCGCGCTGTAGCGATCCACGCGGCGCTGAGCAGCGGCCAGGGTCTGGAAGAACGACTCTTGGAGGAAGTCACCAGTGAAGCCGTCCGGGGACAGCACGATTGCACCGCGGCTGGCGGCGTTGAAGGCGGCGAGATACTGATCCAGCGTCTCGAGAGTCGCCGGCATGATGTATTCGTTGAAAACCTGCATTTGCGACAGGGACATGAGTTATTTCCTTACGATTGTGGGAGATCCGGGAACCGGCTCGCGATCGCGGCCTGTCGCTCCTCTTTGGTGCCGCCGATTTTTCCTTTTGCGGCCCCGCCGCCACCTCCAGCACCAGCAGCCCCGCCGCCAGACGCCTTACTACCCGCGATCAACGGCGCGAAGGCCGTGTCGTTTGCGAATTCTGCTTTCAACTCATCCAGCGTTGCCGCCGAGAGCTTGCCCTGCTGGTCGAGAACGACCACAACAGGCTTCCCGTCGCGCTGCTCGACGCTCAGACGGCGCTCGATGTGCGGCAACAGGGCTTTGGCGCTGCCTGGGATTGCCAGGGCAGACGCGATGTCAGTAGCGGTACGGCCGACAGTCAGATCCCGGATCTGAGTGCTCAGCGTTCCACGCTCCTGCTCGAGCATGCCGTTCAGCTCAGCTTCGCGGCGGTTGTACTTTTCAGACCAGGACTTTTCGAGCTCCTCGACGTTGCCGGACTTGCGAGCGGCCTCTTCACGCTCCAGTCGGGCCTGCTCTTCCGCATCCTTGCGAGCTTTCTCGGCGGCTTTCTTCTCGCCGAGCAACTCTTCCACCTTCGACTTCAGGCCGGTTACGTCTTCTGGTTGCGGCAGGCCTTCGATGCCGAGGACAAACTTTCCTTCCTTCTCGGTGTAGAGCGATTTAACGGAGTCATCGAGACCGTCAAGAGTGTCCAGCTGATATTTCAAACCCATTTGTTTGTCTCCCGGAGACGTTGGTGCAGGCCCTGCCTGCTATTTGATGCCCGCCCGCTCGAACGCCAGAGGCTCAAGAGCCTTCATCTGCACAAGGGTCAGAGGTGAAAAGTTGCGATCAAGCTGCAGCTCGGAGAATCGTTCGATACTCAGGCCGCCTTCGCGGAACAGCTTGGCGCGGACCGGGCCGATAGCCTTGTCCTGAAACGCTGCTGGCTGCTGCTTGAGCCAGTCGTAGTAGCTGAGGTCTGCCCTCACCTGCTGGGCGCCGCCGTCACCGATGGAAGCCCGCGTAGCGTCCTTGGCGAACAAGGCGCTGAAGCGAGTCACCGCTACCACTGTCGAGCGACAGTTGATGTGGATCGGTGGCCTCGGCCCCTCAGTCAGCTTGAACCGTTGCTTATCCAGCGTCCGGCACTGGCTAGTGGTCTTCGAATCCAGGGTGCTGACCCACTCCACGGACTGCACGACGTCGCTGTTTTCCTTCAGCGTCTCCATGCGCGCCTGGGTTGCAACGTGCTGCACCGCCGTCCGCACGATGGCGCCGGCGTTGCGGTTCGTCGTGGCCAGGATGCCGTCGTTGTACTGGAGCGCCTTGGTGCCGCGAATGTTCTTGATAATCTGGAAGTTGGTCTGGCCTTCAAAGAAGCCCTGCCTGATAGCGCCTGTGAGGCGTTGTCGCTCGGTAGCGGTGAAGCCGTCGATGAACGATTTGAGCAGCTTCCCGCCGTCAGCGCCGCGCACACTAAGCGGATTGGTGAGGATTGCCGCCCTGATTGCCGCAGCACCTGGCACAGCCGCGTCGAAAGTGACGCCCACCGGCGCCGCCCGGGTCAGGCTGGTCGCTTCAAACTCAGCCTCATAGTTGGCGATGTCCACTAGGTCGAGGTTCAGCTTCTCGCTGTACCGGTTGAAGATGCCCAGCAGCAGGCTATCAACCTCGCTGAGCAGCCGCTCCAGACGGGCGACGGTGTAATCAGTCAGGTCCGCCCGCGTCAGCCGCTCACGAATCGAGCGGTCGATCTCCTTGAGGAAGGGGGCGAACTTCGCCACCTCCCCCGACTTCAGCTGCTCCAGGAAGACAGCATGCCGGATAGTGGCGTCAAGGATTGCTTGGTTTGCCGCCATTCGGAATTACCTCGTCGTCATCCAGGTCAGGCCCCGTGCTTTGCGCCTCCAGTTCGCCCCGGATGTCGTCGTCCGTCTTCTCTGGGTTAATCACGCCGCGATCGCGCAGGTACTGCCAGAAGTCTCCTTCCGGCAACTTACCCCCCTGCACCGCGTTAAACAGCGCTGCAAGGATCGTCGCGTCCAGAGTGATCTGGCTGAAGTCTTGATTGAGCTTGTAGACCACCTCGCCGGGAGCGTTGACGAACTCCGCCATCCACTCAAGGCACTGGCTGTACGCCTCGCTGACGTTGCTCACCACCAGGGAGAGAACGCTGTGCTCGGCGGCGCTGTCGTTATCAGCCTGGGTTGCGGTCTTCACCGCACTGCCGCGCTCAATCAGTCGGGCCCCCAGGGACACCATGTCCTGCTTCTTGGCGTCCATGGCCTCCTTCACGAGTGTGTTCGGCTCAGGCTGAGCAAAGCCACACGACCCGCTGGCAGGAAGCGTCAGCGGCGCCCTGGAGCCGACATAAATGCCATTGGCCTCAAGGTGATCGCGCCAGGCCTCGTCCAACCCCGAAATCCAGAACTGCGGCTGGCCCGAGAACCAGACTGAGTCCTCATAGTCAGCGCTGTTGCAGTAATGGCCGATGTTCAGCACGGCCATGTCGTACAACGGCGAGTCATCGATGCTGGTGTCGTTGTTCTCGCTGCCGAGAAATTGAAAGGGAATCACGCGCCATGGTTGCCCAGCGCCATTGAGCGGCGTGAATGGCGGGATGACCATTGCCGTCTCGCTTAAGCTTTCCTGCCACAGCTCCTGGGTATACACGCCGGCGACATCCAGACGCAGCACGCGGTACTGCACAACCTTTTCGCTACCAAAGCCATCATCAGTGTCGATGTCTGCCTCTTCGCGCAGCACCACCAGGCTCAGCAGGTGCTGACCGCCGACCTTGCGGGTCTTCCAGTTCCGGATTGATTCGGCCGGGTAGCTCGCAACGTTCGCACGGGCGCGCCCTGCCTGCTCATCTGCCTTGCTCACTGTGCCGGCCTGCACCGCAGCGTAATCCACCAGCAGGCCGTGACGGCCTACCTCGAGCAGATGCCCGATGACCGACTGCGACTGCTGGTAAACGCTCACTCCCTGCCCGTCGACGTCCGTGGACACGTAATCGAGCGCGCCGGGAACGGTCAGCGTCGGCCACGTACGAAATACGGCACCTACCAAACTGTGTTTCGTACGGCCTGTGGCGTTGTAGAACACAGCGCGTTGCTTATAGGACTTGTACCGCTCGATGTTCTCAGGACTGGTGTCGTGATGGTTGGGCTTGGGCAAATACACATCGCCGCGCCCCTTTACCGTCTCGGAGCCCTTGCACACGTCGCGCACCAGCCGCCAACGGGACTGTGCCGCGTCGTACTCCGGGCGGGTGTATGTGACGTCTGCCATTAGCGTGCGAATCCCATTTTGATTGATTTGACCGGCTTCTTTGCGCTCTTGGCGACAGCGAAGTACCGGAATGCATCGGAGCCGTGAGACGTCCAGTCATGCAGCGGCTTGTCTTTCCAGCAGCCCTTCTTGTCGTCCCACTCCTTGCGATAGTTCTCGAGGCAGGCAATGCCCTCTTCGCACTTGGATTCGTCGAAGGCACACTTGGATAGAATTTCCCGAGCCTGCTCGATGCCGTCGTCCACCCCGATTTTCGGGACGACCTGGAACGTCATCCGATAAACCTGCCCGTCGATTTCGTAACCTTCTCGGGCGATGTCTTTGCGCGTCTTCGCATCACTGCCGAACTCACGGTTCTCGATGTCATGCGGCCCCCAGTGCTCGGAATAGGTGTAACCCTTGTCCTTGAGCACCTTCATGTAATGCCGCAGGCCTTCGCCTGAGTTCTCGTAGTAATCGATGATGTGGTACTGCTCGCCAACCTGGCGCACGAACCAAATGGCGGTGGAGTCGCTCACGCCGATGTCCCAAATGGTCATCACCGGCAGGTGGCTGTTGTCGGGCAGAGTGCCGATGCGCTGAGCGGCATACAGCTTGGTGAACTGCTGGGCGTAGTAAGCGCCCTCGACCGATTGCTGGAAGGCCTCAACCGGGATTGAGGGGTACTCCCGCTTCATGTCGTCGCCGAGTGTCTTCTCCTTGGCCGCATACCACGCACGCTGGCCGTCGTTGGTGACGATCCCGTGCTTGGCGTGCAGTTCGTTGAAGTAGTCGGTCAGGCGCTGCGGCAGCACTACGTCAGCAGAGTCGAGGCTGTAGGCCTTGTTATTCCACCAACTGAAGAAAAAGAACTTCCAGTCCAGCAGGCCCAGTGGCACACCAGCCAGTTGCTGGCGCTCTGCTGACTGACTGTAATCAAAGAAATACCCGGCCCTGCCCTCTGCCGTCGACTCGATGGTGACAAAACACTCAGCAGCGACAGCCTCGAAAGCACCGGTGACAATCTCCCGCGCCTTATGCGGGAACTTGGCGCAGATCTTCCCGAACTCAGATACATGCAGGTAGCGCAGCGTCCCGCCCCGGAACGATGTAGAGACGTAAAGCGAGCCGCCCTTACTGAACACCAGTTCACCGGCAGCGTCGTTTCTCGCAGGGTTGGCAGCGCGCAGCTCCTTCGGCAAGTTGTCGTAGGCGTACTTGACCTTTTCACGAAACAGGCGCTTCGCGTCGTTCAGCGTGTGAGCAATCAAGGCGCACTTGGCAGCCTCGAACAACGCTGCATCCAACTGGACGATGCACACCAGCGTTGTAAAGCCCAGCTGGCGGGCCTTCAGGATGATGTTCCGGGTATGCATCCCCTGGAAGTAATCAATCTGCTCCTGCGTCATGCGGAAGCGAACCTTCTTGCCCTGCTTGTCGGTGATGAAGTAGAGGTTATTCAGTCGCCAAAACCGATCCCGCAGCAGCTTCATGTGCTCGGGCTTCATGGTCAGGCGTCCTTCGATAGATCGTCCATCATCTTGGACAGCTCGTCGGCGTCATTGCCGCCGGATTTGGTGTCGAGGTCGTAGGCTTGTCGCTCCAGCAGAACCAGAGTCTTCAGTGTTTCGGACAATTCCTTCATGGTCTTGGTCCGAGACGGGAGCGCGCCCATCTTTTGGGCGAGGGCCAGCACATCAGCCATCGCATCGCCGTCTTCGTGAACTCCTTCCTTGAACTGGGCAATCAACTCCTTGATGGTGCCCTGCTCATCGGTGAGCGATTCCAGCTCATCCAGAAGCTTGTTGGCAAGCCTGCGTGAGCGACCGATGTCCGTCCGGTGAGCCATCCTGATGTCAGCGATGACCTCAGCATTTGCCTCTACGATTCCACGTTCGGTTGCCAGTGTTTCCGTGGAAACCTTTGTGGAAACCTCTCGTTTGGAAACCAGTGAATCGGCTTTGGCCTTGATCTTGGCGTTCAGATCGCGATCCCAGCCTTCAGCCTTCGACCGCTTGTTGATTGCTGTATGGGAGACACCGCACGCGGCGGCGATCTCACGCACGGAGAGCAATCCAGCCCGGAAGAGCTGTTCAATGCGCTCCCAGTCAGGCTGCTTGGTTGTCATGGGGAATCCTTAGTCTTGGCTGTCCAGCAGCACATCAATCAGTTTCTGCTCACCCAGGCGCATGGCACCCAAGCACTGCAGGTCGTCGCACTTGGGCCCGAGGCCGAATACGGTCACCTCTCCCTTAGCGCCGATCAATGTCAAGGCGCCTACGGTGCATTCGGGATGCTCACCCGCATCGAGGTCATCGGCGATCTTGCGCAGGGTCTTGGCGGCATCGCGCCAGTCCTCCCGCTTGAACTCCAGAACCTTGACGGTCATGCCCTACTCCTGTGTCGCGCCACATTTTGGCGCATTAGAAAACGTGGCGCGGATTAGGGCGCCTGCCGCTCTACCGCTTCACTGACCTTCTCGGCTGCCTTGCTGGCCGTGTCAGCCGCTTGGACTGCAGAGTGCGATGCCTCTTGCACCTTCACTGCGGCGTCCTGGGTCTTCTCGGCAAGGTTGGTCAGGCGCAGGTCACGCTTACCCAGGGCGGCGTCATAGGCGGCGCGCACTTCGGCAAGTTGCTTGGTCTGCTCGCTACTGGCAGACCAGACGCCGGCCTGGTAGCCAAGGATCGATCCGCCGGCTACCAGCAGGAGAGCGATGACCCATACCTCGGCGCGCCTCCACCAGTGGCGGGCGATGAAGTTGATTGCGCATCTATCCATCAGTTGATGCCTCCCAGCTTGGTTCGCAGGCGGGCGATCTCGTCACTCTGCGAGGTAACCGTTGCAGTGAGCTGCGCGACCTGGCTTGAAAGGGCCTCGATCTTCCCCTCCATACGGCCAACCGCTGCAGCAAGCTCGTTGCGCTCCTTGGCAAACTGGTCAGCGCGCGCCTCGGCGGCGTTGGCACGGGCACGTTCAGTGTCGAGCAATTCATTGAGCCGGCGGACGGTGCCGATGTCGGCGTTATCCATGGCCCGGTCGGTCGCGTCCTTGGAGAGGAATTTCCTAAGCCACAACAGACCGCCGAGCAGCACAGTGCCGGTACCGCCAAGCCACGCGAACGTGCCTGGCCCCAGGTCGTTAGGATCCATCGCCACTCCATAGAGAAAGGTGGCCGAGGTACGACCTTTACAAATAAGTCAGCCCCAGCAGCACTCCCAACTCGGAGCTATGGGTGTGTGGGGCCGAAAACGAAGTGACCTCACTTATGCGAGGCATTGAATAGATCTATGCAATTAAATACATTGGGTCATCAAGAGGCCTGGCCCGCCTCTCGTTTATGGGCACTCATTCAGCACTTGGGGCCATGATGGGTCTATCGCGCACATCAATCGATGAAAAATCACCCACCATAGGAGTGTCCATGTACAACTATGCAATACGCGTTGAACAAGATGGCAGCACTCCAGGACTGACAGTATCCTGCCGCGACCTGCCGGAGCTAAATAGCTACGGCCGCGACAAAGAACACTCAATCAGCGAAACCCTAGACGCGATTGATAGCGCTTTGTCGATCTATGTCGATCAGCGTCGAGTTATTCCAGAGGCATCGGATCCAAAGGCTGGCGAGCACATAATTTACTTGCCGGCGACGACGGTCGCCAAGATTGCCTTGTGGAACTCACTAATGGAGAGGCGCATGCGTAGGGTTGACCTATGCGAGCTGCTCGGGATTCACAAAGCCCAAGCGTATCGCCTTGTCGATTTCCTCCACAATTCGAGAATGAAGCAGCTGGAGACGGCCTTGGCCGCTTTCGGTAAGCGCGTGGAAGTGGTCGTTCACGCGGCCTGATCAATCATCCCCGGCAGCACTCCCAGCTCGGAGCAATGGGTGTGGTGGGGCCGAAAACGGAAAAGCCCGCACAGAGGCGAGCCGGAAGTTAGCGTGAACGGTGAAGCAGGCCACCGGGGCGCAGCTCGGCGCGGATCGTGTCTAGCACAATCCCCGGGATTGGCGACTCAAGGTCAGCCGACAGGGATGACTCGCCGATAACGGTAGAAATCTTCTCGAGCACTTCCTGGGCGCTGCGCTCTTTGATTGCGAACGCGTCAGCCGATGCTAGGAACTGAGAGTCGAAACCGTCGGAAATGCCAAGCCCAACACCAGCAGCCACGTACTGGCCGTTGGCGTTGATCTGCATCCGAATCGACCAGTTGGCGGTCAGCTTGCCGTCGATCTTTGCATCGACGGCAAGATCTTCTCGATTGATGCGGACACGACCGTTGGCATCTACATACACGCCGGGGATAGGGACGTAGAAACCAATGTTGGCATTGGTGACCACCGCCTCCCGAATGAAGGCCTCGTTGAGGTAGACCTTGTCACCCTCGACCTTGAAGGGCTGGGGCTGTTCAGGATCTGGCAGCGGCGCGTCCAGATTGCCGAACCTGGCCTGCACAACGCCATCACAAATTATCGTAGTGCAGCCACCAGCACGCACGATGCTAGTTCCGGCCACCCTCGCCTTTTCCAGGCGGGCGACGACCTCATCCTGATTTTCTAGGCGGGTATAGCTCAGCGTGGTTCGAACGTCAGAACCGTCGCAATCGAACGAAAAGTCTTTGGTTGTGAGTTCGGCGTTATCGCGATACTCGGCCGGGATCTTCGCCACCTCTGCGCCGATGAACGCATAGCGCTCAATCGCGTTGGCCGGCAGATCATATTCAGACCACTCACCTGCAACCACAATGATCATCTGCGCATCAGCACTTAGGGATGGGCGCGATTGATTGATCTCGAACTCACCAGTGGCTTGATCGAGCTTCCAGCCGGAAATGCCCGGCACATAGTCGCTGGATTGGATAGGGCCGGACATTTGCTGTGCCTCATAACGAGAAAAGCCCCAGCGAATGCTGAGGCCCTGAATAGGTGCGCGGTCTTTCCCGCTGTCAGCCAAAGACAATCCCGGCGTCGACATCCAAATGCATCGATCTCGCCGTCATTGTCTCGCGCCACCCTGGAAGCACAGTCAGGTCAGGGTGCACGGGCTGCCGGTGTTTTTCCGTAGCGCTGCACTACCGGCTTATCAGCGTCCAGGCCTTCCCTGAGGCTGCCCTGGCTGCAGTTGAAACTCAGGCAATAAAAAAACCCGGCGCGATGGCCGGGTTTTATGGTTTGACGAGTTAGTTGCCGAAGGCAAAACTCTAACAGTGGCGAGATAATGCCACCAGCCGCACGGGAACGCAATAGGCCCTCATGCGGCCTCGCGCATTTCGTAAATTACCGCTGCAACGGGGCTCAGTGCGCGGCGGTCCAGATCCTCGCAGCATTCGAAGATCAGTTGCAACACACCACCCCAATCCCGATCCCAGTTGCACGATTCCAGCCGCACTTCGTAGACCTGCCACATCCAGGCCCGGAACTTCTCGGCGTTGGCCAGGGGGTCTTCGTTGGACGATTGCCCGCCCTGGTGCATGTGCTGGTACCGGCGCATCACCCCCTTTACGACGAACTCCAGTTTCTCTCGCTTGGCCGCCGTCATGCGTGGGGACCGGTTTTGCACCAGCAGGAACACGACCTCTTCCGCCGCTTCCCGGATGTCGTCGCTTTGCTCGGCAGCGTACATGAAGTCACCGAATACGCGGATCTGCGGGTGTAGCCTGGCAATAGCCGACTGGATATGCCCGGCCAGCGCCCCGTGCACCGCGTGGCTCGCCGTGGGCCCGCGCTCGGTGTTCTGCACCACCACCCCGAGCTGGACGACGTCAGAGGTCTGGCCGGGGGCTGGGTTGTAATTGCAGTCATGCCAAGCCTGGCGCGCTGAGTTGATTTTCATGCCGCCACCTCCGGTTTGCGGAATGCGACAGTTAGGATGAATAAGGTGGCCATGAAGCTCGAAGTTGCCAGAATGGTGTGCCCCGTGGCGATCATGGCATACAGGCTGAACGCTGAACTCGGCAAGCTGATCCATAGCCTGGATCGCAACCCGGCGGTAACCTCATCCTTGATGCCACCACACAGCAAGACCAACCAAGCGAGGCCATTCATCACGCACAGCACGTATAACGCGAACTGGTGCAGCGATTCACCGCCAAAGAGCAAGGAGCAACTCAGCGCCACACCAATAATCGTTCCCATAATTTTCTTGATCATGCTGCCTGCCCCTTTTTCAGCTCTCTGGTCATTGCCCGGTACTTAGCCTTGATGGCCTTGATCTCTTCCACGGTGTACTTGCAGGTCGGGTGCAGCCCCTCCAGCCACGACACCTTCTCTGAGCCGATGCGCTGCACCAGGCGAATGCGGTACTCCACGGCATTGCCGGATAGGTTGCGGTTGCACTTCACGCACTGGCGATGGATGTTCAGCGGCTCGAAGCGCAGCTCTGGGCAGGCCCCCACGGATCGGTAATGCCCAGCGTCCCAGCGACTTCCCGTCATCAGGCCGTTGTCGTTCGGCGTGGAGTCGCAGCTGATGCAGGGCAGGTGCGCGTCACGCAGGCGCACGTACTCGTTCACCGCGGCCTGGGCTTCGCGCAGGTGTTCCGCCCTGCTCTTCAGCTTTTCCTTGCGCACCTTGATCTCGGCGCGCTCGATCTGGTCCATGGCTTTGCGGGCCTTCGGCGCGTTGCGCGGCCCGTCGATCAGGGCGCATGCGTGGCTGCACACTGCCTGGCCCATGCGCGAAGGGACGAATGAGGCCCTGCACGTAGCAACGCGGCATTTCTTCGGCTTGGCCGGCTTCCTTTCGATGGCCATCAGTAGCGCCCCCCCCAATTGTCCTTCTGCGTCCACCGCACCTGGTGCTCGGCGCCGAAGCAATGAACCCATTCGATCAACTCGCAGCACTGCTTTACGGTGAGCTTGCTGGTGCGCTCGTAGATGACGTCGAAGCCGTTGCCGTCTACCGCAGGGATCATCTGGGGCTGGTCGCCCGACTCGCGCAGCCAGGCGGCGGTCAGTAGGCGCTTCCAGATCAGGACATCCCACTTCTTCCCAGCGTGTTCGACCTGGACTGCGATATCGGATAGAGCCGCGTGCAGGGCCTTGTTCTGCTCCCCGCTACGGTCGACTTCGGTGATGGCCAGTTTCTTGGGCTTGGTTATGTCCATGCCAGCGATATGGCCAAGCACCCGGGCGCGGTCTGATTCGTTGCGGATCTGGAGGCTGGTCATGACCGGCCTCCTTTCCGGCACATGCGGAATTGCCAGAAGGCGATTGCAGGAAGCCAAAGCGCAGTCACGCCAATCATTGTCACAGGTAGGCCATATGCATCGCGCGGGCGCCAGATGTGACCGCCGACAGCAAACTCAGCGATCATTCCGGCCCAGGTAACGATACCGACGATGGCGTATCCGATCAGTAAAGCGCTCATGACTGCTCTCCCTTGCCCATGGCGGCGTCGGCGGTTGCTCGCGTTTTCGGGCATGACAGGCCGCCGTGGTCGGTGTACACGCCGCAAATCACGCAACCAGTGAAGCCAATTGCCGGCTCATGAAAAGGCTTGAACGGGTGACGGGCATCGCACTCTTTGCGCAGCGCCTCATTCTCGACCTTGAGCCGGGCAACCTCTGCCACCAGCACCTGCACATTGTTCGATTCGTTTTGCCAGTGCTTGTGCGCTGACTCGTTCTCAGCGATCAGGGCCAGGATCTGCTCGGGAATGCACCCAACGAAAAACGCTTTCGTCGCTGCGACAAGCTCATGCTGAAACTCACAATTTTCATACTGTGCGGCCTCGGCCAGCCGCTTCAGTTCGGTGTAGTCGCTCATGTCCGCTGCTCCGTGGTCTTCTTGCCGAACTTGGCCAGCAGCAGCGCACGCGCCGATTTGCCGTCAGTCGGGATGCCCTGTTGAAGGATTCGCGCCTGGGCCTGCTGGTCGGCAAGCTCGTTTGCGAGTTCGAAGTCGGTCTTCTGGCTGTCGTGGCCTATGCCGGCGAGGATCTTCCCGTCCAGCGGCTGGCCCTCCTGGGCGCGGCGGATCACCACGGCGTAGTTGTGATCGAAGCGCTGGCGAAGGCCCTTGTCTTCCTGCCTGGCCGAACGCAGGTCGAACAAACCGGTGGCGATGGCCGCCACCTTCACGCCCTCATGGCTGTAGACGCTCATCAATGCCTCCACCCATGCGTCAGCGCTCGCTGGCAAGCCGAACGCCTCAGGTCCGGGCGTGCACCAGCCTATGAACTGGCCGACGCTTGGAGCGAACGGTGAGCCGCTTTTCCGGCACTGTTCGATTCCATAGCGGATTTGCTCCAGCGAACGGATGCCGGCGGCCATAAACCCCATAGTCCAGTTGCGCATAGCGGCAGCCTTGGCCTTGTCGTCTGGCCATGCCTGCTTGTGGGCCGGGAAGATGGCTTGCAGCTGGCGAAATAGGCGCTCTACCACTTCACCGGTGGCGTCATCCACAACGCCCAGCTGTGTTCCGGTCTGGACAGGGGCCTGATAAGGGGCGGCGGTGGACAGGGCACGCGCAGCACCTGGGATCATCTGAGTGACGTTTTTCATAGGTCATCACTCGTATCGGTACGCCACGACTTGTCGTAGAAGTCCGGGCCGTTGCTGACAGTCCTGCCGCCAGGCAACACCTTCTCCGGGAACAGTCCGGTCCAGCCATTGCTGATGGACTGGTTGATCACGGCATCAGCGTCGTGGTGGCCTGCCAGGGTCTTGGCTTGCTTGGCGCAGGTGGTGGCGGTCAGTGGGCGCTTAATCTCTGCGCGGTGCTGGCACCAGTCCTGCCAGGTCTGGTCGCTTACGCTTTCAGGCTTAGCGGTCACCGGATCAAACTTCGCAGCCTTGGTGCGGGAGGGTGCTTTAGTGCCCGAAGGTTTTTCAGTCCTTGCTTGCTGTTTCAGTCCTTGCTCACCTTCAATACTTACTAGTGTCGGATTTGCCGTATACGGTTGAGCCGGAAGCGGTGCAGCCGTATACGGTAAAGCCGGAAGCGGTGATTCAGAGACGACATAGTGGGTTTCGCCAAGCAAACCAGAGCCCAAACGATCCTGGCGGCGCTGGACGTAGCCGGCGGTGATCAGCTCTTGCAGTAGGCCGTAAACACCGTCACGCCCGGTAGGCTTCGAAGACTTTGAGGTTTCGTTGCGCAGGTGGGTGACTGACACAGCCCAGTGGTCAGGCTTACCCAGCAGGAACACCAGCAGGCCACGCGCAGCCCAGCTCAGGCGTGCGTCCTCGCTGATCGACTTGCTGAGCATGTAGAAATTCGCCTCAGGACGAGGCGCACGAATAATGCTCATTGCAAGGTCTCCCACTGAGGGAAGCGGCTACCCTGGAGGATCTTGCTGATAGCGGACTCGCGGATAGATTGAGGGTCAACGCCAGCAAGGCGACGGATCAGTACCTTGGACGCCAGCACGGCGGTTATCAGCTCGAACAGAGCATCGCCAGTGCAGCCTTCACACTTCGACTCTTCAGGGTCCAAATAGACACTCAGCGAGAACTCGCTTTTGTCCCAGGCCATAAAGGCGAGCTGGTCATTGCTGAACTGCTCCATGTAGGATTCGTCAATGACGGTTGGTTTGATCGACTGCTGACTCATGAGACACCACCTAGCAGATCAGCTTCACGAGCAGCCCACATTGCGCGGATCTTGGTCAGCCCTTTTCCAGTAACCCGAGCAGTTGCCACAGTGGTCTTGCCGTTTTCTGGATGCTCGAAGGTGCTGAGCTTCGCCGTCAGATAGCCGGACTCAATAGGGGCTTGCATCGGTTCGTTTTTGCGCAGCGTGACCCAGCGTTTCTGGCGCAGGAAGTCCATTAGGCGCTTCTGTCCGGTGCCAATCAGCTTGGCCGCCTCGCCCACTGAGTACGTTTCGTGGGTCACCGTGACGGCATTGAAGAACTCAACCTTTGGCGCGTCGGCGCAAACCTTCTGCTCCAACAGCTGGTTTTCATTGGTCAGCTCGGTATTGTCTGCCTCCAGGTGCACGACTTTGCGCACGTTGTCGGTCAGCAGGGCCAACAGGACCTTTGGGTCGTTCAGGCGACTCATGTCAAACGAAGGTTGCGATGCCGATTCCTCCAGCACCTGCCATCGATCGACCAACGCGCCAGTGAATTCGGGACTCAGCTGTGCAACCACCACAAGGCTGTCACGCTTCCCTTTTTCGCCAGAGAATACGTATTCCTCGACCGGGCGCCCACCAGTGGGCTTCTCCACCATTGGTGGGTTATCAATTACGCCTTTGAATGCCAATCTTTCTATGGCTCGCTTCACGCTGTCGTGTCGAGAGCCAACCAGATCGGCAATTTCTTGCGATGACATACTGCGCGCCACGTTTTCAGCTATCGAAAAACGTGGCGCGGATTCGTTGGTATTGACGACGGATTGGGGAATAGGCATTATTCGCTCCAGAACTTATTTGTATGTGCTGCACGAAAAGCCACCATTGCCCGGTGGCTTTTTTGTGCGTCCGATTTACTGCTTGGTTGTTTCACTGGCAGATCCTCAATAGTCCCTGGGGGACTTATCAGCCCTTGCGTCCTATGGAAGCGACGTTGCTCCGGCTCTTTGGTGGCCGGGTCATTCGATCAAGCGCCCGGTTCATAATTGTTGCGGCCAGCTCTTCTGGGGTTACGCCTTTGCGTCTGGCTAGCAGCTCCAGATCGGCGACTCCCTGCCAGTCGAGCTGGATTTCCAGCGGTTTTCTTTCAGGCACAGGGCCTCCTCGGCTACTTCAGGCCACGTCTGTTTTCGCGTTAAGCTCTTCCATCATTTGGTTCAGGCCGCGCTCAAGAATCTCGCGTGCTAGCACCGCCTTTTGAGTTCGCTGAAAACGGGCCATGGCCGTCAGCAGATCGTCGGCCACCTCATCCAGGCGAACTTTGGTGGGCTTGTCGTGGAGGTGGTCAGGTGCGGAATACGACATCTGTGTTTCCTTGTGTGGTTGGAATGGGTTTAAGCGGCGGATTTCTTGGGGTGCGCCTCGGCAAGCAGCCAGGCTGGATCGAATGGCTTTCCGTTGGCGGATGCCAGTTCTGCAATTTTCTTGGCGTACTGGGTTTCGCCGGTGTACTCGGTGCGCGGCAATGCGTCGGCAACAAGCCACTTGTAGATGGCGCGCGGGGTCTTCCCGCAGGCCAACGCCACGGACGGAACACCACCAGCATCATCAATCGATTTCTTGAGCGGCCGCATAAGGCCTCCGAGTTAAATATGAACTTGCAGTACATATTATGTCGGAACTGAAAGTACATGCAAGGGCATGCGATATTGAACCTATGGTTCAAATAGAAGAGATACGCGCCGCGTTCGCCTCACGCCTCAAGAAATCAGTAGCCGCCAAAGGCATTGATCAATGGGGCGCGGGCGCTCGCCTGGCTGAAGTTGCCAAAGTTACGCCGAAGGCTGCGAGCAAATGGCTGAACGGTGAATCCATCCCTGGCCCCGCAAAGATGCAGGCGATCGCATCGTTTCTCGGGGTGAGGATCGAGTGGTTGCAGCATGATTCAGGCGACGGCCCTGATGCGCTGACAGATGCCGCCGAACCGGGCCCGGAATCCACCGCTGCCGATAAACTGCGCGCAATGCTTGCTGGTAAGAATTTGGGCGAGGAAAGACTCAAGAAGCTTCTGGCAATAGCAGAAGGTGACGAAGTCGAAGCTGCTGGCGGCGTGCTCGTACATGACGCCTATCGGCCGGGGAAGGTCGGTGACGAAGTGTGGATTGCTCACTACGACGTGCGCGGAGCTTTGGGCGGCGGCGAAATCGCTCATGACTTCCCTGAGATGCTCCAGGACGTGCGCGTTAGCCCTTCCCAGCTCAGGGCCATGGGCGTCGAGTTCAAAGAGCACTTCCATCTGAAGATGATCACTGGCTGGGGGCAGTCCATGACGCCAACCATCAAGCATGGCGATCCGCTACTGGTCGATGTCAGCATCAAAGAGTTCGTTGGCGATGGAATCTACTTCTTCTCGTACCAAGGCTTTCAGTACATCAAGCGTCTGCAAATGAAGGGCAAGGACAAATTCAAGATGCTGTCGGACAATCGGAAGCACAAGGCCGAGGACATATTTCTTGATGAAACGTACATCCAGGCGCGTGTGCTGCTCGTCTGGAATGCCAATCTGGTATAGCCCATGCCCCTCACCAAGCCCAACAAACAGCTGTGCAACGAGCTCAATTACCTTGGGCTGGGCCTCGAGCAAGCCGCGGGCGGCATAATCAACATCACTAAGGACTGCCAAGATATCGATGTTGCAGCCGTCCTAAAGCTGGTAGCGAAGTTATACGATGATGCGGATCGGCTCGCCGCCCTCGCAGACGAGGTTGGTGCTGGACTGATAACGCGAACCGAATCTGAGTAGGATCGAAGAAACAGCAAGGAGACTGCATGCCCCTCACCATGCCAAACCAGCAACTGCGCCGCGACTTGAAAGAGGCTGCGGCCCTGCTCAAGTGGTCAGGCGTCGACCTGAAGCAGGCTGCTGTAAAGCTTTCTGATGCCGGCCAGGAAGATGACGCTCGCGAACTGATAGCGATCGCTATGAGGTTCCAGGAGGTCGAGGAGCTGATGGATGGGTATGCGGATGAGGTAAAGACGGCGCATATAACGCGCGTCAGTCGCTAGGTAAATAATCGCACAGATAAATGCGGAGAACATGGCTATGACGCAGACTGCAAAATCTGAGATTGAAGCTTACTCGGCGAACCTTGAAGCTATCGCCGAAACGCTGGCCAGTCAGGCAGTGGAATTAATGAATGCAGGCCTTATCGATCTCGGCGAAGCAGCCCTGGAGCAGTCCGTAAAGCTCAGAGACGCCATTGAGCGCCTTCGAGCCATAGATCTGTAAGGACGCATTATGACCCTCGACAAACCAAACCAAGATCTCAAGCGCGACCTACAAGGCATCGCCTCGGACCTCAAGTGGTCAGCGGTCGAGCTTATGCGCATTGCCGAGCGACTGAGCCTGGCCGGTAATGAGGCAGACGCCCAGGCCGTGCTTAGGATGCTCACTGTATTTCATGATGGTGAGGATCGGCTGGCCGGTTATGCGGATGAGGTGAAGGTGGGAGGGATTGTGCGGGACCGGGGTGAGTAGGTGGTATGGCGGGTATAAGTGAGAGGCGCCAATTGGGGGCCCTCATTCAACCTACGCGTCGATCAGTAGTTCGTCATACTCGCCTGCCGCCAAGGCCTCCTCGTCGTATACATATCCAAGCGCTTCGATTTTTTTGCGCTTCCTATAAAGTCCCAGCTCCTGCCGAGCATGACTCACGGCTCGGTCCTTAATCAGGTCCTCCCAGCCGCTGAAAACCGGGTATTCGTTAAAGATCAGCAGCGCATCCAGCTTTTCATGAAGGGACGCCATGGTCATTTGCTTTTTCGCTAGGGCAGAGCTTTCGGCAAATAGCATGAACTGCTCGGAAAGCAAATGGAGTCGGTAGAGCTCTTCATTGCTCAGGTAGTTTTTGCCGGTTTTCGCTTCCTCTTGCGTCGGGAAATCGCCCTTTACGGATTGAAGCCCCATGTTTTCCAGCATGTGGCTAGCGCGATCCAAGATCAGCTTAGCGCTTGGCATGCCGGTAATGGCGTGATGAAACTTATCCTGTAGTAATGCGTAAAAGCTTTTGACTTGCTTGGAGTTCGGGTCGTAGTCCGACGAACAGATTTTGAAGCATTCCCGCACCTTTGCGTAAATCTGTCTCTCATCATTCCTGAGCGCTCTGACCGCTGCAGCGAGCTTGTTGAGTTTTTCGGGAGACTCACGAAGAGCCCGCTCGTTGATTACATATCCTTGCTCAACGTATGTTTTTAGCGTTTGTGTGGCCCACTGTCGGAACGCAACGGCATTTTTGGCATTAACTCGATAACCGACGGAAAGAATCGCATCCAGGTTGTAGTGCTTAATAGTCCGCTCGACGAAGCGGCCTCCCTCCCGTCGAACTACCGAGAAATCCTCGGTAGTTGCCTTTTCATCCAGCTCGTCGACGGCAAATATGTTTTTTAGGTGAAGGCCTACGTTGTCTGCTGTGGTTTCAAACAGATCTGCCATGTTTTGAGCGGTGGCCCACATGGCCTGCTGCCCCGGCTCGAACCTAAGCTTTACCTTTGATCCATCGCGCACGAACGAAATCGTATTCTCGATTGGCGCATCCTTACTCCCACCATCTGTATCCTTTGACATCTCATACCCTCGGTACGCTAGGCCGGGTTCGGCGATGCTCCAGTTTGCCACTAAATTGGCCGCCACGTCCGCGCCCGGCCCAGCGCCGGGCTTCTTGTTTCTGGCAAGCGCCCTGCTCTGCTATAGTGGCGCCCTCAGATCGCAATGGAAGCATCGAATAATGGAGTCATGGAAGGCACTAACGATCGCCCTATTGGCATCGTTCAGCACACAGGCCGTGTCAGGTGATGGCGCCAACCCTATCGCTGCCGCGATATTTCTCACAATCTCCGCGCCGACCATTTTAATTGGGGCTACTACATCTCTCACGACCGAGCCGCCTGAGATTTTCAAGTCAGCCAAGACCGACGCTCTGGCGTTCATTGGTTCGGAAGGCGAAATAAGGGGCGCTCAATTTGAGCAAGCCTCCCAATACTATCGCGCAACCTACGCCCCGCCGTTGATGTCGGACACGCAACTGGCCCTGGCAATCGCAACCTCCCTCTGACAGCGACTCTCAAGCCGTCCCTAGCGCCGGGCTTCTTGTTTCTGGCCTTCCTTGATCGCCTCCTAAATTGGTCTACGATTACATAGTCGAGCTACTGGTCCCCCAACTGGCTCGACTTTGCCCGCACATGCGGGCTTTTTTGTGTCTGCCCTTCCTGCATTACCCCCTACCCCTCGCAGGCATCGACCTGCACCGCCTGCACCGCCTGCACTGAACGGTACGACCTGCTGATTTGTGGTCGGCCTGCGCCTGACCGGGTCGAGAACTGAGCCCGCCATTGAGCGGGCTTTTTCATGCCTATCAGAAAGGCGCCGCCTCTTCTTCTGGCTGAAACTCGACCTCTCCCCTCCCCGCTACCTCGACTTCCTGCTGCTCCCACCTCACCGTCACGCTGCCGTCGTCATTGAGTGTCAGCTCAAGCTCGTCGGTTTCGGCGATTACGCTCAGCACCTCTTCCCACTCGCGATCTCCATCCGTGTCCAGGCGGTGAATCGTCACCTCCCGCCGCTCTTGGGCGATGGGGTGGTTGATCATCGATGAGACGCGCAGCCCCAGACGCGCCATGCCGCTCATTTCCTGCCGTGCTGCCGGTACCGCCTGCTTCTTCGCCATGACATTCCCTCCCAATTAAATGCTGTACATACATCCAGTATCTGAAAGCGAATATAGCGAACCTTTGGTTCGTCGTAAATCCCCGTCAAGCAGCGTTTTATGGATTCGAAAATGAACCAACAAAAATTTACGTACTTTTGGTACTTGACTCAATGTGAACCTGTAGTTCATATTCACTCCATCGAGTCACCCAACAGGGACTCGCCAGGGCCTCAGGGCCTGACCGCTCTTTAACAGCTCAGGACCTTCGCAGATCGATCCCCGGCAACGGGCACAGTGCGAACAATAAATTCGATCTCCACGCCAGCTCTGGAACTGGCCGTGCTCACCAGATGTGAGCACGCGAAACCACGCAAGCCGGTCGGCGAAGAACACCGTCCACGAAATGTGTGACGCCGACTAGAGATATGAATCGGGCGATGCGCGTGGTGGAGACAACAGATTTCACTGGCAGGCCTTCGCAAGAGGGCCTGACGGGAAATCAACCCGGAGCAACACCATGACCAGAAGCGAATACGAAGACATCGAAGGCTACGCAGTGGCAGCAGTTGTTGGCCTGTTAGCGGCTAAAGACGGGCGCCGATCTGAGGAAATTTCCGCTCATGCGTTCAGTGTGGCAAAGGCGTTTCAGGCCGAGAAGTTGAAACAGCTCGGCGAGAAGCCCGGCTACGAAAGCTGACGGACCTTTTCACTGATGCCCATCCAGAGCGGTGGGCATTGGGAAAACAACCCGGAGGAAGTCGAAGTGATGAGATTAAGCGGGTGCGACATCGATGAGCGAGACCTTATCCGATCTGCAATTCGTAGTCTTAAAGGCCCAAGCAAATACCGCTCCAAGCACGGGCAATACCGGTGGGCGTTGGTGCGTGATGCCTTTGGTGTGGGTTCCGGCGTTGCCAGCGCGCTTTGCCGCGAGTTCGGTTTCGACCCGGAGGAAATGATTCGCTCGTAAATCGCCTCGACAGCCTTGTCCTGAGCCTGAGCGGATCCATCCGCGGCGTAGACGGGCAACACTCGGAGGGATTCGAGCTATATCCGATGCGGACGAAAACGCGGCCTATAACCGCCCACCTGCATGCAGCACCCCTTGATAACGGTGGCCACTGCCAACCCAGTGAGCGAACAACGGAGGGCTTCCACATATCTCGACGGGCTGGCATCCCGCCGACACCCGCACCACCTCAGACACCAAGCGCGCACGTAAGTCTTGGTCAGGGCCTCCCACAAATTGTACGGGAGGCGCGGCTGGTAGATTGCCAGGAACAAATATTCGCCGCCCGACGCCACATGCGCCCGGCAGGCTTGTACGTAAAGAGGGAAAAGCCCGGTTTCGACTGGGCTTTTTTATGCGCCTTTATTGCGTCAGCACTCACCCCGCGCCCATCGGCAACCAGCGGGAGGAAGGAGGGCTGACGAATACATGTGAACCAACGAATGGAGAGAGTCATGGAATTCACTTTTGAAGTGGAAAGGTTGTCGGTAGAGCCATACGGCCGGAACGGAGTTTCGGTAACCGTCGAGGTTGAGGGCTCTGTCTTGGCAGAGAACCTGACAGTGACAGGCCGCCTTGAAGGCCTTGATGTAGAAGACGTCCGCGAGTGGTTGCTGAAAAAAGACAACCACGACGACATCCTCGAAGCCATTGGCGAAGACAAGATTCACGAATTTTTGTCGCATTCCGCCTAACCCCAAACACTGGAGGTCGCCATGGCCCGCACTTACGAATATTGGACGGTCAAGGATGGCGAGGACATTGCCGTCAACCTGACCGTTGTCTCTTTCTCGGCCTCGAAAGGCAACTTCAGCTCGCAGGCCGCTGATCCCGATGAGTATCACGGGCACTGCGAAATCGAGTGGGAATCGAAAGACGACACCAGCTTCATGACTGAATCAGAGATCGCCTCGATGGAAGAGTGGCTTGTGAATGAGCATTCCGAGTACCTGGCCGATCAGGACTACTACGACTAACCCGCCACCCTGGAGGCGACCATGAACGCAGCATTGAAGATATGCCAAGAGCGCTTCGACGCTCAGTTGCCTCCAGAGATCAGCGAGGAGGATCTGGAGCAGGAGTGGCTGGAGCACTCGGCCGAGCAGTTGGTGTGCGGGATGGACATCAAATGGAAGCGCCGCTACGGCCAGCCGCAGGTCGTGACGTTCGATCGGTTCTGCACGTACCTGCAGGGCCACCTGAACCAACGCCAGATCGACGGCCTGGATCAGCGCGACTCACTTGCCCGTCTGTTCCTGTCGTCGATCCTTGGCGGCCAGGCAGATTCACGCGGCCACGCCGCAGACCTGATTGGCGAGCAACGCCCCATTGAATCCGCCGAGCGTATCGCCATGACCCTTCTCAAGCCCTACGCTGCCGACGCGGTTGCAGCCGAGCGGGAAGAGGCAGAAGGCGACGTGGATGCGGACCTATGAGCCCGCACATCCTTATCGTTGAAGCGCTGGATAGCCTCTCGCATCCGGACAGTCCGCCCGGTAACAGCATTCTGGTTCAGCAGATCATCACCAACCTGATGACGGATCAGTTGATCACCCTCGAAGAATTCAGCCATTACTGCCAGCGCCTGCTGAAGCATTGCAGGCAGCGCAAGGAGTTCGCATGAGTACCGCACCGGTTAAATCGCTGATCGACGAACAAATTGAAGAACTGCCCGAATTCATGGCGGTACCAAGCGACCGCGTACTGATGGTGTTCAAGGGCGCAACTTGGGAAGACGCTCTACACTCTGCTGAATTAGCCAGCATTGAAAATGTTCACGCTTGGAGCCGCAGGGCCTGCCTGTGTGGTGAGTGGACGATCACATATGAGGTGAAAGCTTGACCTCCTACCAGCGGGCAAAACGTGCCGCCATCCTCCGCGGAAGTTTAATCGCCATCTCCGTCTTCATCTTCCTGATGCTGATCAGCGCCCTCGCTGATCGCGTCACTCAATAACCCCACACCTTCAATCGCTGCGAGCATCGCGGCAAGGATTCCCCATGTCCGCAGTAATGAAGCAGGACGACAACACGCCTGCGATGTCGGAGGCCGCGCTCGTTGAAGTGCTGAGCAGCAGCCTCTACCCCGGCGCCGAAAAGAACTCTGTAGTGATGGTGTTGGCTTACTGCCAGGCCGCGCACTTGGACCCAATGTTGAAGCCGGTACACATAGTCCCGATCTGGAACTCCAAAACGAAAAAGATGCAGGACACGGTGATGCCTGGCATCGGCCTATACCGCATCCAGGCGGCGCGCACCGGCCAGTACGCCGGAATCAGCGAGCCTGAATATGGCCCTCCAGTAACGGCGAAGCTGAGCGACGTAGAAGTCACGTATCCCGAATGGTGTCGTGTGACGGTCAAGCGGCAGATGAGCAACGGTCTGGTCGCCGAATACACGGCCAATGAGCGCTGGCTTGAAAACTACGCGACATCGAGCAAGGACACCGCGGCGCCCAATGCCATGTGGAAGCGTCGAGCATTTGCACAGCTCGCCAAATGCGCCGAGGCCCAGGCCCTGCGAAAAGCTTTCCCTGAAGTTGGATCAGCGCCAACGGCCGACGAGATGGAAGGCAAAGCGTTCGAGGAGCCGGCGCGCGATGTCAGCCCACGACAGCAAGCCCAGCCTGAACCGGAAACGCTGCCCGCCTACTCCGACGACCTGCTGACCGAGAACATCGTGAAGTGGCAGCCACTTATCGACTCGAACCGAACCAGCCCTGAACACCTCATTGCGACCATCAGCAGCAAGTACACGCTGAGCCCGGCGCAGATTGAAAAAATCACCAACCTCAAAGCCCTCGATGGAGACGCCGCATGAAAATTCACAACGTAGCTCAAGGCTCCGCCGAGTGGCTTAGCCTCCGCGCCCAACACTTCACCGCATCCGAGGCCCCTGCAATGATGGGCGCTTCGAAATATCAAACCCGCACCGACTTGCTTGCTGCCAAAAAGACCGGCATCACGCCGGACGTCACGCCATCTCAGCAGTTCATTTTCGACAAAGGCCACGCAACCGAAGCCATGGCTCGCCCGCTGGCCGAAGCACTGATCGGCGAAGAGCTGTATCCGATCGTTGCTACCGAGGGCAACCTGCTGGCCTCCATGGACGGCGCCACGATGCTCGGCGAGACACTGTTCGAGCACAAACTATGGAATGAGTCAGTCGTGGCCCAGGTGAAAGCGGGCGACCTGGCTCCGCACTACTACTGGCAGCTTGAGCAGCAACTGCTGGTGAGCGGCGCTGAGCGGGTCATATTTGTTTGCTCGGACGGCACGCCGGAGAACTTCGCGCACATGGAGTACCGGCCCGTCGTCGGGCGCGCGGCCCAGTTGATCGAAGGCTGGAAACAGTTCGAGGCAGACCTGGCCAAATTCGAAATGGCTGACGCTCCTTCAATCGTAGTCGGCAAGGCACCTGATGAGCTGCCAGCCCTACGCATCGAGCTGACCGGCATGGTTACCGCCAGTAACCTGAAGGTGTTTGAAGATTCGGCCCTGGCTGTCATCGACTCGGTGAAAACCACTCTTTCCACGGACCAGGACTTCGCCGACGCGAAGAAGGCGGTCAAGTGGTGCGGCGATGTCGAAGAGGCCGTGTCGATCGCCAAGAAACAGGCCCTGTCGCAGACCCAAAGCATCGACGAGCTGTTTTCGTCGCTGGATCGCATCAGCGCCCATGCCCGCGAGACTCGCCTGAAGGTCGACAAGCTGGTGAAGGCTCAAGAGCTGTTGGTGAAGACCACCATCAAGCAAAAGGCCGAACTGGCGCTTGCCGAATACGTCGCCGGGATCAATAGGACCTTGGGCCAGGTGGCGCTGCCTAATGTGCACGTCGACTTCGCCGGCGCCATGAAGAACAAGCGCACCATCGCCAGCCTTCAGGACGCAGTTGATACCGAACTGGCCCGGGCAAAAATTGACGCAAGTCAGGCAGCGGACAGCATTCGCTTAAACCTGAACAGTCTGGCGGAACTCGCTGTTGATCACGCCTTCTTGTTCAGTGATGTGCAGCAGCTGGTAACCAAGGCCAACGACGACCTGGTAACGCTGATCAAATTCCGGATATCCGAGCATCAGAAGGCGGAGCAGGAAAAGGCTGACGCGAAGCGCATCGCCGAAGAGCAGGAAGCCCAGCGCCTGGCGGCTATCAAGCCAGAACCGGTCGTGGAGAAAGTGGCGACACCAGAGCCTGTCCGCGCCGCGCCGGTCCAGGCGACCGTCGGCCAGGCCACAAAGCCTGTGGCGAGCCACACCGTGGAGCAGGTAGCGCTGCAGGCCAACGTGACAGACTTCGAGGCCCTGGTGAAAGCCGTGGCATATGGTCAGGCGCCGATCACCGTCCTATTGGTCAACCGGGAAGCGCTCGACGCGATGGTCGCGGCGCAGGGGTCGACCTTCAGCATGGCCGGGGTGACGCTGGCCAAGGCGGCAGCATGATCAGCAACCACCTCAACCTGGTTGAGCAGCAGCGTCAGCACGCCGACTCAATATCGGAGCGCACGGCGCAGTTCCTGGCGGCCGGTGGAACGATCTACCTGGGCGAAAGCCCGGCGATCAACCCGCTGCCACCGCCCCGCTCCACCAAGATCGATCCCGAAACCATCCTCAAGCGCCGAAAGCCGCCCATCACAGCGGCAGAACGTAAGGCGCTGCGCAAACTCGCGGAGGCATTATGAGCAAGCGCAAACCCCACAATCTCAAAGCACGCATTGACCGGTCCTGCCGGTCGCTGCTGGCTGCCAACCACGTCGCGGTGGTGAACATCGATCCCAGCGGCCGCCAGGGCATGGTCAATTACAAGTCGCTGAAAAACATCCCGCCCGGGAAGATAGGCCAGGCCGTTTGCGGAATTCCTCACCGATGGACGATCTACCTCAGCGCCCTGTGTATCGACGCCCGCGGCGACCGCTACAGCAAGTCGGTGGAGGTGGCGCCCGATGGCGTCTACCTCTCCGATCACCTAGAGGACGTGATCGAGCATTGCTACAAGAAGCTGCGCGACGAGGCCAACCAAAGCCAGATGGTGGCTTCCGGCTGGATCGCGATTCCCGAAGCGATGTCGCTGGACGAGGCGCACGCCGCGCGGATCTTCGAAGCCGTCGGCGCCTGGCACCAGGTAAAGGTCGACTCATGCGCCGCATAACCCGAATCCAGCAACGCAAACGTCAAACCTGGCTCGCACTGCCGGCCAGCGGAATAGAAGAGGTAGGCCATGGCCAAGACTGTGCAGGAACGATCGGCCAAAACTGCCAGGAAGCGTATGGCACTTGCCGAAGAGGAATTGAGGCTCAGGGTTCGCCCCGGCACACGCCAGGCACTGGCCGACCTGATGGAGTGGTCAGGTATTACTGAGCAGGGCGAGGCGATGACGTTGATGATTCATCACCTTCACGCCATGGGCGCCACCAGGTGCCAGCCACTGCTCAATCCGCCGCGCCACGTTTTCGAACCTTCGGAAAAGGTGGCGCGGGAATTTCTCAATAAAAGCCTTCTCGCCATCCAGAAAGATCCAGGCGACGAAATCATAGACCCCGAATAACTCACCCGAGGAATACCGATGAAAGCCAAGACAATCTCCATCGAGGCTGACGGCCTCAAAATCAAAGGCACGGCTGAGCGCATGGTTCAGCTGTTGGCAGTGAGCTTGTTCGCACAGGCCCTGCCGCCGGTCGCGAACGTTCAACCGATGCTGGGCACTGCAATCCCTGAGATCGGCCAGCCTTGGCCGGGCCAGGGTGGTATCTACGGCGGCTACGTGCACGCCCACGGCGATGTGCCAGCGCACTACCTGATCATCGCTGCAAAAGACGTTGGCAGCCTTGAGTGGGGCGGCCGTGGAATCGAGGTGAAGGGGCTCAGCAAGACCGACGGCTACACCAACACCCAGGTGCTGATCGGCAACGATGACGAGCGCCAGTACCCCGCAGCCAATGCCTGCGCCGAGTACCGAGCCGATGGTCACCATGACTTCTACCTTCCAGCCGCCGCCGAGCTGTACCACTGCTGGGTGAACTGCCCCGAGGTGTTCGCCCAGGACTGCTACTACTGGTCGAGTTCGCAGCGCTCAGCCAACACCGCATTCCACATGCTCTTCGATGATGGCAGTCAGACCAGCTACGACAAGTTCTACGAGCTCCGTGTCCGCCCCGTCCGCAGATTCTTTATTTAATCCTTCATCCATTCGTTCTTGATCCGGCACACCAGGGCGCACAGCGCCTTTTTTGTTGCCTTCGAAAAGAGGAAGCACCATGTCCGCAGTTGAGAAAGCAGCACCGGCAGTGACCACCCCGGCCATCGGCCAGGCCTACGGCGGCGGTTTCGTCACCGGCATTACCCGCGACCCAGCCACCGGCAAGCGCTCCCTTCACATCACCGCCAGCGCATCGCATGAGCTGGTCGGTAAGTGGGGCGAGTACGGCGAGAAGATCGAAGGCGCCGACAGCTTCACCGACAGCTTGGCCAACACCCAGGCCATGGCGGCGGCAGGCAGTGAGCTGGCGGCGAAGGTGCTCGCCCTGAATATCGAAGGCCTCACCGACTGGGCGATCCCAGCCCGCGACGTGCAGGAGCTGCAATACCGCCACTTCAAGCCGACCACCGAAGAGAACTGGGAGAACTCGCGCAACGGTGACAACCCGCACAGCGAACCGGTGGGCCAGTTGTACAGCGCAGAAGACCCGCTGCAAACCGTGCACACCGCCCTCCAAGAAGGTGGCGCCGAAGCCTTCCGTGACACCTGGTACTGGTCGAGTTCGCAGCGCTCAGCCGACAACGCATTCTACATGACCTTCGGTGATGGCACTCAGAGCAGCCTCGGCAAGAGCTACGAGCTCCGTGTCCGCCCCGTCCGCAGCGAGCTTATTGATTAATTCGCTTATTTAATCCGGCCGCGTGCGGCCGGTTGCTTTTTCAAATGGAGCTGTACCGCAATGGGAATGCACACCGATCTGTCGATCTACCGGGCCGCCATGGGTCTTTTGCACATGGCAACCACCCTGACCCGCAGCATCCCGCGAGACCTCAAGCAATCGCTGGGAAAGCGAGTGATCGACGAATGCATCGAGGTAGTGATGCTGATCGCCCGTGCAAACGCAACACAGGACAAGCGGCCACACCTGACCCTGTTGGTTGAGAGGGTTCAAGTGGTCGAGTTCCTGATGCGCCTATTCAAGGACAGCCGATTCATCAGTGTCGAACAGCATGCCAAGGCGATAGAGGTGACTGCCTCCGTCGGCAAGCAAGCCAACGCCTGGAAACGCTCTACCCCAACCGCGCCCGCTACCTGAAGGTTACGGCTTTCTGGTCTGTGCGAATTGAATCTGGTCGTGCCGCTGACCTGGTAGGTCACCGCCATGCGCACAAGAGATACCGCCGGTCTAAAGCGTCCGGGCAGGTCTCGCGCAGTTTCCTTGCTGATCGGCTATGCCTTCGGCTCGGCGACGTAGATAGCACGATAGGTCGCAGCGCTCAGCCAACAACGCATTCAACATGAACTTCGATGATGGCAATCAGAACAACAACGACAAGAACAACGAGCTCCGTGTCCGCCCCGTCCGCAGATTCGACTTTGGGTCCCTACCCGTTTCAGGATCTGGTCCAGGCCTATTACGACTGCCGGCGCACCAAGCGCAACAGCGACAGCGCGCTGGCTTTCGAGATCGACCTGGAGCGAAACCTGATCCAGCTACACGACGACCTGGTCACCGGCAACTACCGGCCAGGCCGATCTATCTGCTTCGTGGTTACCCGACCGAAAGCCCGCGAGGTGTGGGCAGCAGCCTTTCGGGACCGCGTCGTCCACCACCTGCTGTACAACCATGTGGCCCCGCGCTTCTACGCCAGCTTCATAGCGGACAGTTGCGCATGCATTCCAGGGCGCGGCACGCTGTACGCCGCCACGCGCCTTGAGTCGAAGATCCGCAGTGCCTCGCAGAACTGGTCGAAGCCGATCTTCTACCTCAAGTGCGACCTGGCCAACTTCTTTGTCGCCATCGACAAGGCGGTGCTGCGCAAGCAGCTGGAGGCCAGGGTCACCGAGCCGTGGTGGCTGGCCCTGGCCACGCAGATCCTCATGCATGACCCGCGCGAGGACTACGAGACCCGCAGCCCGGCGCACCTGTTCAACCGAGTACCGCAGCACAAGCGCCTGGTGGCTCAGCCCGCACACCTCGGCCTTCCGATCGGCAACCTGTCTTCGCAGTTCTTCGCCAACGTCTACCTCGACGCCCTGGACCAGTTCGCTAAGCACCGCCTGGGAGCCAAGCACTACATTCGCTACGTCGACGACTTCGTGTTCCTGCATGAGTCGCCGCAGCAGCTCAACCAGTGGCTGGCCGAGGTCGAGGCGTTCTTGCCCAGGCTCGGCGCCAAGCTCAACCCGACCAAGACCATCCTGCAACCCGTGGATCGCGGCGTCGACTTCGTTGGGCACGTCATCAAGCCCTGGCGCCGAACCACCCGCAAGCGGTCACTGGCCCAGGCGTTGGAGCGAACAGCTGCAGCACCTGCCGAGGACCTGCGCGAGACCGCCAACAGCTACTTTGGCCTGCTCAGCCAGGCCAGCCACAGCCAGAAGGACCGTGCCGCCTTGGCGAATGTCGTGCTGAGGCGCGGCAACACAGTCAACGCGGCGATGACCAAGACCTACCAGAAGCGCGAGGCGCAGGCCCGTACGCAAGGTCGTGCCACCGAGCCAGATCAGCAATCAACCTAAGCCCTTCTGCGGCCTCAGCATCAAGCCTGTCATCAGGAAGACTAAGCAGTCGGACAACCTCATCGCCGATAAGGCGTATCGCTTCTACATCAGTTTTCGTGATCATCGCAGCCACCGTTTCGCGTCGAGCCACGATTATAAACCCACTCCACCGCCCGGGCATGGCCCGGCAAGGACTCCCCATGCCTACAGAAAACAAAACCATCGGCCACCAGCGCCTGGACCGGATCATCGCCGCGAACGAATTCCTAAGGGTGATCGCCAACTGCGGCCGGTGCTTCTTTCGTAACAAGGGCGCCGGGCACGATGCATACCTCGCTCTCAATGGGCGCCGCAACATCGTCTGGCTGTTCGATGACTACACCGGGGACCGCATCAACGTTACGAGGGAAGGCCCGTGGGATGGCTTCTCGCATGGGGGCACCCTGAAGAGCCTGGTCGGGTCTATTGGTGCGTTCGTTCTCAGCGGGAAGATGATGCGCTACGGGTATTTCCAGCCCGTGATGGATAACGGTTTCGAGAATCCATGGGGCTATGGCGACGACATCTTGATTGTTCGCGATGAAGGCGTGCGCCTGGGCTTGATCGGCAAGCCGCAAGAGCAAAAGGAGGCAGCATGAAGCGCATCTACCTCAGCGGCCCCATGACCGGCCTGCCCGGCCTCAACTTCGCCGCCTTCCACGCCATGACCACCAACCTGCGCGCTGGCGGGCACACCGTCACCAGCCCCGCCGAACTCAACCCCGACGGCGGCACTTGGAACGACTGCATGCGCCGCGACATTGCCGCCCTGATGGACTGCGACACCGTGGCCACCCTTCCCGGCTGGGAGCATTCAAAGGGCGCCCGCTTGGAAGTCCTGATAGCCGAACGCCTCGGCATGACGGTTGTGAATGCCCATGATCTGGTAACGATGGAGGCTGTATGAACGAAATAATGCGCTACGACCTTGATCGCGACACCAATGAGGGGTGCGCGGACATGATTCCTATCAGCGATGGGCGCTATGTGGAGTTCGAGGATTTGGAGCGGATCATCACTGAGCATGCCAGCCAGCCTAAGCCGGACTCAGTGCTCTGCAAGTTCTACGACGTGACGGACTGGTCAGGCCTTGTGCGTGAACTGGTAAGACATGTGGCTCAGCTCCAGGACTCGGCAAAGCGCAACGTAAAGCCGTGGGAAGACACTTTCCCGCCGACACTGCTGCCGGCCTATATCGAGCGCGTAAATACCGAGAGTACGGCGGCCCAGCACCAGGAGAATCCGGTAGCAGTGGTGCCTGAACTGACCTCGGAACTTCGTTGGATTCTGGGCCAGATGTGCTTTCAGCATATCCACACCGCCCAAGCATTGCGCTTGATGGGGCACCAGATCGCCAGGAAAGCCGAGGATGAGCAAGCCGTAACCATCTACTGGATGCTCGGCCATTATCTGAAAGACACGGCCAACTGGCGACAGAACGCGATGGCCGAGCTCAAAGCGGCAGCACCAGCCTCATAAGAGTACATCCGTACTCCACCCGCAAAACCTGTAACCCCTCCCCCTTCAAAGTCAGCCGCTATAGCGGCAAGGACGAGTGCGCCCATGGAAACTGTGAAGCTCACAGAAAAGCAGCAGAGCGTCTTCGATGAGCTGCGTCAGATCGGTCGCCAAAACGCCTATAAATATCTTGATAAGCAAGCGTATCTGCACCAGGAAGACCTCCGAAAGATCGCTCTTGGTGACGTGGCCTGCGTCTTCGGCATGGGGGGGCTGAGCTATCAGGTTGCGCACCGCCTGGGCACATCTGCACCGTCAGTGCTGAGCATCTTCAAGGCCCTTCGGCGCAAAGGCCTGGTGATTCGCGAAGAGAGTTATCCCGATTATCAGCGTGCGCGCTACTGGTGGCCGGTTGGCCTGGCCGCCGAACTCCATGCCGAACTGCAGGCTGAAAACCTGGTGACGCCATGACCAACAATGAGCTGCTAAAGCTGTCAGCCAAGGCCATGGGCTTCGAACTGGAGTATCGGCACGGCAGCGACGCCTTCTACTACGACGATCCAGAATCTGGCCGGGAGCAATGGCAGCCACTCAGTGATGATGCCCAGGCCTTGCGCGTATCGGTCGTGCTTCAGCTCAGCATCCTCTGGTTCACCAACCTGCAGTACGTGATGGTCGAGCGTCGAGGCTTCGGCGAGAACATCGGCTGGACCGACGACGCGGATCGAGGCGGAGCGCTCCGCCAAGCAATCACCGTCGTAGCAGCACAAATCGGCAGCACGCTTCCCTAAACCCAATCCCCCTACATGCCTGCCGGTGAGCGGCGGGCGAGGTATTCCTATGTCAGCAGTTCAGCGTTTCCACGAAGCAGCCAACGCCGCACTGGTCAAACTCAGCGGCTACTGCCCGCCTGGCGCCAAGCTTGCCCTGGTCATCGTCACGCCAGGCGAGCCAGAGCGGGACATCATCCTGGAAGACCAGGGCCTGGATAGAAACGAGGTGGTCAGCGCGCTGCGTCGGCGCGGCCTGAGCATCGACGGCGACAACGCCTACAAGCGCGACCTGTGTGACGCGATTGTCGGTGCCCTAGCCATGGGTGCCCAGAACACCAACCCGCCGCCGGCCGAACACTGGGGCCAGCGCTTCTGGGATATCGGACGGGAAGAACGTGAGCTGCACGAAGAGCTCGTCTCCGCACTGAGGCTAAACCGCGAGAACTTGCGGGCCTGCCAAGCAACCATCCACCTTTGCGGCGGTTTCGACCCGGCCTACGTCAGCGACGCCCAGGCAGCGATGAAGGTTGCGGACGCAGTACTCGCCAAGGTCGCTCAATAA